CTAGTAGGTGCTTTTAAGCTATCGGGGGGGGGTGGTACTTGACACCCATGTAGGATCTGCGTCAAGCCTCATTGCATATCACAGAAAAGGCGTGAGGTTTGTAGGGTTTGAGATAGACACCGAGATGTATGAGGTTTCAAATGCGAGACTGGAAAGAGAAAAAGCACAATTATCCCTATTCGATTTAGGGATGGAAAGGAATGGAGATGAGTAGTTTTGTACCGATTTATGCGGTTGATTTTGACGGAACACTCTGCGAAAGTAAGTGGCCCGGAATTGGCGCGCCGAACAAAAAACTGATACAGCATCTTATTCAACGCAGAACAGAGGGAGCAAAAGTGATCCTTTGGACTTGCAGGGTGGAAGAACATCTGAAAGAAGCGGTGGACTGGTGCAGTAAATTTGGCTTAGAGTTCGATGCGGTCAATGATAATCTGCCGGAAAACGTTGAAAAATATGGTAACAATCCAAGAAAAGTGTATGCCACTTGCTATATTGACGATTTGGCTGTGGATAAAAGAAAATACGATCTTCCGTTTCATGCGGACGAAAAGATCGACTATTCAAAATTCGATAAATACCCTCTCGGAAGTGAGTGGATGTTAAAGACGGAATATGCAGAGCTTCCGGTGGTAGTAGAAGAGGTAAATGCTTTTCACGGGTATATCAGTGTAAGAAGCACGAGCGAAGAGGATAAATTTAGATATTTTAAGGTTCGCCGTGATATTGAATGGTTTTATGACAAATTATTTCCAAAGGAGTGATGCGTTTATGAAGAAAAAGAAAATCAATCCGCAAGAATTTGACTGTGGATGCTGTGGAAATCAGATTTATAAGAGCCGCCTTAGAGACGAGGTAAAGTGTTGTTATTGCGGTTATATCAATCATGTAGGGAAATACACAGGTAGGAGGAAGAGACTTGGATAATACAAAAATCGAATGGGCTGACAGCACATGGAATCCAATAACAGGCTGCCGTCACAAATGCCCTTATTGTTATGCCAGGGGTATTGCAAATCGTTTTGTATCACGGAAAGGATGCCATCTGGTAGAACCTGAGACATACAAACTCAGAGATTGTGGTCTTGAAATTTATGAGATCAATGAGCAACCGTATTATGTTGATGATGAGACCGGAAAACAATTCAGATGTGCCTATCCGCATGGATTTGTGCCGACAATCCACAGATACCGCATGGGAGAATACAGAGACAAAAAGAGGCAGAGAAATATCTTTGTCGGATCAATGTCGGATGTGTTTGGAGAGTGGGTCCCTGATAGATGGATCAGGGAAGTGTTTAACGCTTGTGAGAAAGCTCCGCAGCATAATTACCTCTTCCTCACAAAGAATCCCAGAAGATATATGGAGCTGCATCATTACGGAGAATTACCACTCAGAGATAATATGTGGTACGGAACGACAGTCACAGATCCAGATACGGAGTATATGGGGCAGGACGGACACTATGAGTTCCATACGTTTTTGTCAGTAGAGCCTATACTGGCAGACTTCGGAGAACTGAGTGAGAAATCATACATCCCGGAGTGGATCATCGTAGGAGCGGAGACTGGCAGCAGAAAAGATAAAGTCATACCAAGACGAGAATGGATTGAAAACATTGTGGAGCAGTGCAGAAAGTATGGAATACCGGTATTTATGAAACCGAGCCTCACAGATATTTGGGGCGAAGAACTCATTCAAGAGTTCCCGAAAGCTCTTATCCATGTCTGATTTATTTCGGAGCATTGATAAAAATATGGTTAAATCGCCGGTAGCGTACTGCAAAACACATAAAGGGTATCTATCAACGAAGCAAATGAAAGTCCATAAGTGCCTGCAGATAGGATGCACTGGACTAGAAAGGTTGGAACATCCCTACTGGGAGGAACGCCAACGGAAAAAGGATGAAGCAAAGAGGAAAAAGAAGCAACAGTAAATTGGTTCACGTTTCATTTGATGAAGTAGAGAGATTTGTTCCGAGAGTTCCGAAACAGATTTGCCCGGATGAGGATAACACCACTCCGAGGATATGCGTAGCACCTAACATATTGAGTGCAATCCAGGCGATGCCGCAAGGCGGAACAGTGGCGTACAACATGGCAAGAATCGGTGTGCCGGTTGTTATCCATGCGTATTACATAGAGAGTGATGCTATCCTCATGCCGGAGCAGATAGCGGATAAAGTGCCGGATGCTGTTGCCACGGGAGAAATGTGGGTTATGGCAGTTCCGGCAGCAGTCCGCCGAATAGACTACGAGATTGTTGATCCGTATGTGCCTATGAGGATTGATAGGAATGGCACGAGAGAACGATTTCTTGTATGGTACGGAGAATTGAGACGGGTTCGGTATCAGGATAATTGGAGAAATCTATCTACCAGAACAGCCAAAAATCAAAAGGCGGTAGAGTGGTTTATGGAAAATAAGCCAGACATATCGTACAGAACATTTATGTCAAACATGGACGATGAACTATTGAAATCATTCCATGTGGAATTAAAGGAGGTATGGGAGTGAACAAACAGAAGAAATTAGCAAAGCAAAACACGCCGTTGTATAAGAGAGTACCGACACTTAATCTGGTGGACTATTCAGATATAGAAGTGCCGCTAGTAGTGATATATGACAGTCCGAAAGATTTTCCGGGGAAAGTGGTGGCAAGAGTATGGGACGGAGAGAAAAGCCGGCCAACAAATGTTTACTGCGAATATGAAAATCTCGAAAGATGCGAAAAAGATGTAATGTCAGCCGGATTCATGTTTAAGTTTCCGAGGACACCAGAGGACGATGCGTGCATCGTTGAAACATACATGAGATAGGAGGATTGCAATGGCAAAGAAGAGAAGCTGCCGCAGAACAGTAAATGAAGATAAGGTACATGAAAAAGCGGTTAAAATCCGCAAAATGACTGATGAACAGTTAGTGCAGTATGTCAATGACAGAGTGGAAAAAGCCAGGAGTGAGGGATTTAATCAGGGAAAGAAATCGGCTACCGGAATGACAGTCAATGATTTTCTGAAAGAAATCTCAAAAATCAAAGGTGTTGGAGATGTCACAATCTGCAAAATCATGGAGCATTTCAGAGAGAAAGGAATCCGGGATGAATAAGACACCACTGCAAATATTCGAGGAACGTAACGAAAAGGATTGCTGTCTCAACTGCGGAAAACTGATTGTTAAGCAGACAGACGCAGGGCATATAAATTTCTGCGGAGAAACAGGAAAGATCATTCTCGATATGTTCCTTGATGTTGGAACCCATTTTCCAAAATGCAAGTATGAGAGAAAGGAGGAACCTATGCGTATACAGAATAACATTTTCATCAAGGCAGTAACAATCAGAGAAGAGGACGGATTGGAAATCGGAACTGAATATGATGTAGAGGACATTATGATGGGGCAGAGCAATACGAGCGTGAGACTGGTAGGGATAAAAGGAGCATATAACAGTATCTCTTTCAAATTCATGCACGATGGCAGAGAGATTGACATTTTCAGAAGTCCTTTAATCAATCCGTATATGAGATTTAACGGTAACAATGGGATTTGCTATAAGGAGTAACTGATGATAAAAACGTGGTATGAGGAATATGAGAAGATAAAGGATAAGGCGATAGTGGTATATGGCTATGAGTGGGAGTCTATGGCAGATGAACAGAAAGAGAAGATCCTGGCAGAGAAAACCGTGATAATGAGCGGAGACAGCGAATATGCCTGCAAACGCTATCAAATTATCGGAAACGCAAACAATCTGTCAGACCATGAATGTGCCATAATAGCGGATGGCGGAAATCTCTGCTTTGGGTACAGAATGGAGGGACAGGAAATCGTTGTATACACAGATTAAAGGAGGACAATATGGAAGCAAGAGAACTGGCAGAAAAGCTCAATGGAAGAGCATACGGAGATAGTTTCGATGATGTACTGGAAGAGGCACAGCAGAGCGGTCTTGTCATTGTGACAGGTGCATCAGATGATTTGATGGAGTTTGACGGAGCAATCCGCGATGAGGGAGGCTGTTTTGATGGCGGAAGAGTTTATTTCGATAAGGATGGAGTAGACCAGGAGGGAGAAGAACGTGCCAACTGGATAGATGCCAGATGGTGTGATGGAATGAACCGAGACGGACTTCCGGCAACATGGACGTATGAGACAGAAATTCCTTGTGAGAGATTTGATATTTGGGAAGATGGAGAGGTCTACTGCGTAGGTTTGGTATTCTCAATCGAGGATTTGAAATGAAAACCGCAGAAACCGTAGCATTGGAAAAGGCAATCAGAAGAGCCACATACAAAATGGGAACGTTTGGTTGCTATGAGGTAACAATAGGATATGGCGGCAAGGAGCGTGTGGACTACATGACATACGATACAAAGGGCATTTTCCGATGCTATGAGGTCAAGGTATCAAAGGCAGATTTCCATAGTGCAGCAGTTAAATCGTTCGTAGGTCACTACAACTATTATGTGCTTACCAGAGAACTTTACGATCAGGTCAAAGAAGAAATCCCAGACTGGGTTGGCGTGTATATTGGCGATTACTGCGCCAAGAAAGCCAAGAAACAGGATTTATCCGATAGGGAATATAAAACACGCCGTTCAATCAATGGGCGCAGCACAGAGGTATCTACGCCGTGGGTGGAAATGCTCAAAGAAAGTATGATCCGGTCACTGTACCGTGACTCAGATAAGCTGATTCAGACAGAGGACGAGCAGTATATAAGCCGCCTCAGAAGCCAGATTGACAAGGCAAGGACTGAAAGGGACAGAGAATCAAAGAAGTACCTCAGATTATGGAAAGCCGTAAGGAAAGAATTTGGCGATGAAAAGGCATGGGAACTCATAGAAAAGGCAGAGGAATAAAACCTCTGCCTTAAATCATTTCCTGCCATTTATGGCAATCACTACATCATCAAAACCGGAATCAGAGTAGCAAGTGCCCTCCTGAGAAAGAGTTGTACCTGGCTGCAATTCTTGGTTATCATCCATAAAAGATAATTCGCTAAAATTAACCATTTTCCCATCTTTAAGGTACACCACATCCATCCACACATAATCTGCGGCGGAAGTTCCGTTGTTTGTCACGGATGCAACAATGCCGCTGTCGGTAGTATTGTAGTCAACGGATAAGTCAGAATAGACAGGAGAGTATTCTTTTTCCTCAGATACGGACAGCGCGTAATCAAAACTATCAATCTTATCCCATTCATCAAATGTGGTCCATATACCGGCTGTTTGCCCTGGAGCAACCGCTTTTGTTCCATCACTGGAAGAACCAACCATACTGCCGGAAGAATCCAATGCGGTCACATTCAGATCAATACTCACAACCTTATCTGAATTGTTTGTTACATACATAACGTAATACATAAAAGAATCATCCACAGTACAGGAATAATCCTGCGTACTCATCAAATCTGCAAGGTCTGTTTTGTCTTTACTTTCTGTCGTAGTCGTTACCGCAGTAGCGCCATTTTTGGTAGATGTACTGCCACCACAACCAGTCAAAAGAACGGCCGACAGTAACAGTATGGCAAAATATCTCATCTTCATAGACATATCCTCCCTATATAAATGTTTAGTCCATTATACATCAATGTGTCTATCAATGCCACATTATTCGCTTGCCTTGAAATTATATATAGGTTTCAGAATCGCAAGAATATCAACGGTTTCTCCAATACATTCCACAATCTCATCAATAGGCTTGTATGCCATCGGTGCCTCATCTATGGTTTCCTCTGACACAGAAGTAGTGTAGATACCGTCCATAGAGTGTGAATAGTCTCTCATGCTGAGAGTTTCCTTTGCTTTCATCCGGGACATAATCCGTCCGGCTCCGTGCGGCGCAGAACAGTTCCAATCCTCATTTCCCTTACCGGTTCCGAGAATACATCCGTCGCGCATATTGATGGGGATAAGAACCTTTTCTCCGTACTTGGCAGAGATAGCACCTTTACGGACGATGTTGGAGTCGTGGTCGATATAATTGTGGATGCACTCAAAGAAGTCCGGCATATCTGCATCAACACCCCATCCCATGTGATTGCATATAATCTGAGCAATCATAACACGGTTCATGTAGGCAAACTTCTGACATATCCTCATATCATGGAGATACTGTTCACGGTACTTACCCTCTAAATAACAGAGGTCTTTCGGCAATTTCGGAGTGACAGCACGGAAGTTTCGGCGCAGCTCCTTGATTGCGGATTCAATCTCAGATTTTCTTCCAGCGGCTTTGTAGTCGGCAATGAGCTTTTCCTGACGATCATACAAATCATCCTTACCGCACATCAACTCATAGGCAAGGTTCTGATAGTAGTCTGCCACCTGTTTCCCAAGATTGCGGCTGCCAGTATGGATAATCAGATACTTATAACCGTCCTCTGCAACATCAACCTCAATGAAATGATTGCCGCCGCCGAGAGTGCCAATAGAGCGTTCGAGACGTTTGGTATCTTTTAATTCCCGGTAACAATAAAGTTCTTTCAATTCTTCAAAACGCATTTTCCGCCCATCATGCACATTTTTCCCACTTGGAACATAGGTGCGGATAACACGATCTAAAGTATTCAATGTAACAGCATTAAAATCCATATGCCCTAAACTGACGCAAAGCATACCGCATCCAATATCCACGCCAACGATGTTTGGAATTACTTTGTTTCCGAGATCCGCAGTAAAGCCAATGACGCATCCCTTTCCGGCGTGAACATCCGGCATGATACGAACCTTACAGTCCTTAAAGGCATCCTGAGACAGAAGAGTGTTAATCTGTTCCAAAGCCTCATCTTCGATGGTTTTTGCATAAACTTTCAAATTACTCATAGTGATCCTCCTATACTTTGTATGTTTTGTTATTTCCAGAATTTCCATTGTATTTTGTGAAAGGGCGAACCCATACACGCTTACCGGTTTTGGTAGTTCGGTAAAATCCCCTCACGCTTACCTGTTCGGTAGGCTTTGTGTAGTGCCTTTTTGTACCGTCTGCAGGAATAGGTCTGCTATCAATGCGGTATGTGGTTATCAACGGAGTAGCACCGCCGGAACGGCGCAGACTTTTCCGCTGCTTATGAGAAATGCGTTTCTCTTTCTGTTCCTTGGTCTCAATGCAGTTACGGTAATGCGTTGCAAAGCACATGAGAGAGTGAAACTTCAATGCCTCCTTGTATGGCGTTCTGTCAGCGGCAAGAACCATCCGGACAGCCTTTCGTTTCTCTTTGCTTAATCCGACAGGAAAGACAATGCTTTCGATTTCCTGAGTTTTCGGATTATACCGATAATTGCAGACGTACACGCCACCCATATACAGATGCAGTCTGACGAATACGCCCTCCTGCTCATAATAGAATTTAATATCTTCCTCCGATAGATCAACCAATGCGGAGGGGATGGGGATGCGGAACTCTTCGGCATCCAACCAATCTTTATTTTGCTGATACCATTCAATGATCTTCTCTGTTTTCTCAATGGTATCGACTATGATTTTATTGCAGTTCGTAATATCAATCATGCCTAAGACCTCCATTTCTTCAATGGTTCCTTATAGCATTTGTCTATTTGGACACGTTCTTATCAAGCGGCATCGTGCGCTCCGCCGGAGATACGCGAATGTCAGGAGATCCCACTATCCTTATCCGGTTTCACATTAAAGCCGGAAAACCTGTCAACCAACAAAGGGATGGTGTATGCCGTTATCAACCCTCATACCGGCAGCAGTTTTCACATTAAAAACTGCCAGAAACCTGTTACACGACACTCAAATAGACAAATCTTATAAGGAACCATTACTATATATGCGCCTCATTTGGGGCGGTAAATAATATCAACGTGGGAATCTAATGCCTGTTCAATCTTTTCGTCCGTAACACCCAAGTAACGAGCCGTAACGGCGGCGGAACTGTGCTGATACAGGCGGCGGACCAGTTCAATGTCCTTTCCGTTCTTGTAGTAAATCTCTGTTCCGAAGTATTTACGGAACGAATGGGTGGATATATCCTCATACCCAGGACCGAGCCAGTCGCAAACCTTTTTCAGATGCTTTTGCACTGCCCGGACACCGATAGGGAATATCAGATCATCGCCCTCAATGCCCTCAGAGTCCGCATATTCAAGGAGGAAGTTGTAGACCTGTTCCTGGACCTTGAAACGGCGAACCTTTCCGGTCTTATGCTCAACGATATTGAAAGCGTGGCCGGAGGGCGTCTTAATGAAAGAGGAACGCCGGAGGGAGAGCGTATCGCCAATGCGAAGCCCTACATTCGCCTCAATAACGAGGATCGTAGCAATCCGGGGATTAGGCTGTATGCAGTCTCCAATGCCCTCATATAAAGTTTTTATGATAGTCTCATACTGCTCATGCGTACAAGCTGTTGTTGTTTTTCCTGCCATTCTAATCACACCCCCTTAATCTACTGTGGCACTGCCGTAATATGTCTCAATAGTTTCATAGCCGGACACCCACTCATTGTATTGGCTTTCTAAGTCCGCATCCTGGAAATCATACCGGCGTGCGCTGTCATACCGTGCGCTCCGGCGGAGGGCATACACACATTTGAAACAATCCTCAATGGAATTTCCACAGACTGTGTGTACTTGCACCAGATCATCCTTGTAATTACTGTGAAACCAGTTCAATATCTCATTTACTTTAACTGTAACCATATCAATCCATCCTTACTGATTTTTCATCAAACCGGCAACAACATTGTTGATCGCCGTCTCAGATACAAACCCACCTTGCAGTCTTACCGGAGTAAGAGAACCGTTAGGGAGAAAGAGCATATCGCCGTGACCCATGAGTTTTTCGCCGCCCGCCATATCCAATGCAACCATAGAGTTTGTGACTGTACCGACACGGAGACAGATCTTTGTAGGCATATTCGCCTTAATCAATCCGGTAACAACCTTTGCAACCGGGTACTGCGTAGCGATTACAAGGTGGATGCCACAGGCACGGGCTTTCTGTGCAATTCTTACAATATGTCCCTCAACGGATTTTCCACCCATGCTCATAAGGTCGGATAACTCATCAATGAAAACTATGTCACGTCTCATATGAGCATCTGCGAACTTTGCATTGTAGCTGTCAATGTCACGGCAGCCGGTAGAGGCAAGAATGGAGTAGCGGCGATCCATCTCAATACAAAGGTTCTTCAATAGTTCAACCGCACCATTTACCTCAGATACAACCGTACACGCTGCAAGGTTCTTGTAATACTCAAACTCTGTTGCTTTTGGGTCAATGATATATAAGTGCATCTGTGCCGGATTCTTTTTCATCAATAGAGACAAGATGAGGTTATGCAGAACGATTGATTTACCAGATCCGGTCATACCAGAAATGAGGATATGGCAAGCCTTGTCAATATCAATGTAATGCTTGGAACCGTCAACCGCCATGCCGATCGCCATTGTGAAACCACTGGAGGACTGATACTCATTATCAATGAGCATATCGCCCAGGAACACGGTTTCTGTACCGGTCGGAACCTCAATATACACATAGCCATTATCAAATCTCAAAGAGGCGTTGCAGTGTAAGGCTGCCTGAAATTCCTTTTCACGTCTCAAAATGGCTTGCACCTGAGTTCCGGGAGCCGGTTCAATAACATACTGTGTAAGGCGTGGTCCTTGATTGATTTTTGCAAGGGCGGAGCGTAGGCGGAAAGAGTTCAATACACTCAATATGGTTTCGGCTTCGTTCTTTACTCCATGAGATCCCCATGAGGTGTGATAAGTCATATTACCATCAACGGCAGGGAAGATATACGGCTTTGTAAGTTCATACGCCGGAGCGGTGGTAGCGGTCTGTCTCTCTGCGGACTCTTTCAGTCCTGCATTGAGAAGTGCGCGGGCCTCGCTGTGTTTTCTGTTTGCGGTCAATGTCTCCATACAGTTAATAAATACGCTTTTCTTTCTCATGGTTCTCAATCCTTTCTTTACCGGATGCCGGTAGTACACAACTTTCTGTTTAATGCCTGTAATTCTTTGATGTGTATGTCAATAGCTTTCTGCGATTCAGTGTCACATACAAGGCGTTGCGCCTGCCCTGCGTTCTCTATCATCGTCAATACACTGTCACTCAATAATGTCTGTTCTCTATCTGTCAATGAAATAACTACCACGTTCATACCTCCTACCACATATCATTACTTGAAAAAGTATTCAAAAGGATCTCATTGTCGGTTTCTGTTATATCCAGATAGTTGCCGGAATCATCAATAATACTCAATGCTTTTTCTCTTGTTATAGGTCTTTTCTCTGCGCCCCTATACGCAAAGCCATATCGGAACATTAAAGGCTTTTCGGATGTCTCGACAACTTCCCTTGCCTTTGCCCTGTCTAAAGTTCCATCGTAGAATGACATCTTTATCATAATTTCGCCTCCCATTCATCAAAATCAGGTAAGTAAGCCTCCAATTCCTCATAGGTTACTTCTGGAAGTATGCTTGCGATAATCGCCCTTGCGGAGTTCTTTGTGTGACCGTGCTCCCTATATACATAGTCAATGAGATTTTTGATCAAATCATAAGTGAAATGATCCTCAATGCAACCGGGAAACTGTTCTTTTAAGTAGTTCATAAATACTTCTAATTTATCTTTGTTCATGTGTTACCTCCATATTACACGCTGTTACTCAATGTTACAATGTAACGTTTAAGCTAATATACTCTCAATCATCCGGCGGTTATTCGGTGTTACCTCTCCGCCATAATTGGAAACTGTCAATATAAGATCAATGGCCGTTCTTATTCCTCGAAGTTCGGCAGATACACGGCTGCGCTCATTGTGGTAATTCTTCAATGCCTCACGCTGAATAGGAAGCTCAATAGAAAGCTCAAAACGTGTGCGGCGTGGTGTAGATGGATTGTTATAGGTGCGATCCATTGCATCAATGGCAGCCATGCGGCGATCCTCTTCAATGCTCATGCACTTTTCTGTTGCTTCAAGGCTTGACACCTTGGCCTGCAGTAACTCAAAACTGCTCATACCGTTCTCAATTCTCAATGCTGTATTATTCATGGTTTCTTATCCTCCTAAACTCAATATGTTATGCTGTGACTACTTCATAATTTGCCGGGATCCTGGTTGCTGGCATATAACGGCCGGATGATTGGCAGAACCAGAAAGGGCGTTTGAACTGATACGCTGCGGCGTGTTTCAATAGCTCGATGCTTTCCCCAGTATGGAGAGTAAAGCGGATCACTGCGCCGACAGGTAAATTTTTCAATGCGTGAGGATCTTTTTTTGCTTCAATGTTCTTTCTGCATCTCTCGCGCCAGCTATTGGCATATTCTGAATCAGTAGGGGAGAGAAGAGAGAGAATCGAAGCCGGGCAATGATCTTCACAAGGCCCCATGCTTTCCTCCATCGTCTTAACTCCAAAGTTGAAATAATCCCGGTTGTTTGTGTGCGTCAATGCAACGGCGGCGAATGTCTCAACCTCTCCGGTGTTCAATACGGTTGCTTTTACTGCGGCGTAATATGTAGCCCCGACCATGCAAGAGCGGACAACCTCATATTTTTTCGTGTCGTTCTGCCAGGTGTAAAGCTCGTCAATTTCTGCCTTTTTGTCAATAGCTCCGGTTCTGGTGTAGTGTGTTGCGTGTGTATAATCCCATCCCATGATATAAACCTCCTTAATCTCTTACCGGCTCGCATTGTAAACAATGGTTTTTGCTAAAGGTTATCAATGCTTTTTTCGTGCCGTTCTCATGCTTGAAATTTTCAAAAAACTTTATCAATGTATCAAACTTATAATAGTGCAAGCCTATTTCTGAATACTCAATATAGCGATGATCCGTTATATAGGTTCCTTGGCTGTCGGTGTACTTCTTAAAGAAACGCAGCTTTTCTATGTACTCATCAATATTTACGGTTTGCCCCTCTTGCAGATGTTCCAATACTGCGGAGCAGTTCAGATATTTATAAGCCATCCTAAAGCCTCCGATCTCTCAATATATCCGGCGGAGCTGGGGCGGATGATTCGCCGCCGTCCGTCTATGCCTGCCATACTCCGCAATATTTACAAGTGCTATTAGGTGCTTCGGGTTCTCCGAAGATAAACCGGCGGATCTGGTCTTGCATGGTGTCCGGGATAAGCCGCGCCCACTGTGTAGCGTTCCGCCATCGGTTCACGGCCCTAGCTGCAATATAAAGCCGGTTGCGTGTCTCTGTGTCCATTTGGAAAACCTCCGCCAATGTGTCAACGGCGTTTTGTTCCCTGTCGTGAACCTCTCGCGCATAATTAACATGATTTTTTCGGGTTGTGATTTCCTCAAATGGACCACGGTATAAGGTTTTAGAGCTATAACAATATTCGTTGTAGGCCTCATTTTCTGCGGTTACTGCGTCAATAAGTCTTTCAATGTCAATTTTCATACTATGCGACCCCCCCTTTCTTTTTTGGCTCCATCTTGGAGAGTTTCACAATATCATAAAATGGAATAGAGGAGCGGGAACCGCGGAAAGTGTCGCGGATGTCCTCAATATAATTGTATCGTGTTTTCAATTCCTCAATATCTGCGGCTATTTCCTCATATTCTGCCGGGGTCAAGTCGTGTAAATGGCAATGATCCCACTTTTCAAAGAAACGGCGAGCCGGGGAGAACTTCGGCAGCAGATCCCGCTGAGCCTGTCCGCCTCTGATGTAGTCTAGTTTGCTTCTGCAGAACTCATTCGCAGAGGTTGAGAAGTACGGCGCGGAGTTGGTGCCGAGGGTGTAAAAATTTACTTCAAAAGTGATCAATTTTGAAATCTGGAAACAATACATAAATTCTTTCATAACTCTATACAACCTCCTTTGCTGCTTCTCTTGCGCCCCATTTTGTAGCGTGTTCCTGGAACTCTCCGACCGTCTCAACGTGGAGAAAGTCAGGAGAGAAACGGCGCACGGTGTAAACTCTGCGGCTGCCGTCAAAATTGTTTTCACTGGTAACAAAACAGCGGTTTTTATATAAAGCGGACTCTATACGAGATCCCCAATATTTGAAAGTTTCACGGTCGAAAAAGTGGCCTTTTCCGGTTCTATAAATGGCTTTTGCCTCTGCTAATGTAATCATATATAAGCCTCCTATATTTTGAGAGGGAGCGCCCCGGAGGGCGCGCGCCTCGTTTCTGTCAATTAGTAATTTTCGTAATATTCATTAAGGGCGGTTTTTTCGTCCTCTGTAAAAATACGGTCAATAGCTGCCGCGGTACGCTTGCAAGCCTTATAAGCCTTTAAGCCTTTGCGAACCTGATCCGCTCCGCCGTCAATATATCCAAACTCTGTTAAAAAGTCCGCCTCATCTGTGCAACTATCAGAACAAGAAGCATCAGACAAGAGACAATATAAACAATCTTCTTTTGTTGGCTCATGCGTTGCGCTTGGGTTGCATTGATAATCAAAAGTGTAGCGGCGATTATTTGTCGGGTTGATAATGCGGCATTTATAGAGAACGTGGGACGGTGTAAAAAGATCCTTTTGTTCGTCTGCCTCTGTTGCTGTGAATTTCAAAGATTCAATAATTTTTTCTGCTGTCATGGTCTTTCCCTCTCTTTTCTGTTGTTCCATCCGGGAAAGCCTGTTATAATAGGAGACAAGCCCCGGAGGGGTGGCGGCGGTCCGTGTCGCTTGGTAGGTGTAGCGGATCGCCCTTTTTTATTTTGTTTCAATAGGTCGTTTGCGTCAGACTTGCAGACGGCGGCTTGTCGGGGGTTCGCCCGGGCCATTCCCTTTTATGCTGCGTGTATATGGTCAACTCGTTCCAGCCATCGCCCCGGCTCAATAGTTCCGGAGCGGTTCCCGCTTTCCCCTGGGAGCGTCGGGGGCGTTAATCATTGTTAGAGTGCTAACTGCTTTCACTCGATGCCGGGCCGGTTTTATACCGCTTTCCCGATCTCGTGCGGTTCTGAAAGTTTCAAAGTGCTTTCATACTTCCAATAACTTAATTATCTTTTTTATATGTGCGGTGTGAATTGGTACACCCTAGCACAGGTTTACAATTTTCCTTTTGCCTGATATATGCACTCATTACCACAGGGGCAGCCCTCACAGGAGATACAAGCCGGAGGCGGTGGGGCGTGTGTTTCGGTCTCATCTTAATAAGTGCCGCGCCGCCGTTGCCTTGGTCCGGGTTGATTCCCTTGGTCCGGTCTGCGGTGCGTTGTTCTTTTGGGGTACACCGTGCGCCCTTGCCTGCGCTTGTTTGTTTTATTGAACGTCCGGCGGTTCGTTGTTGTCCGTTGCGGTTCGTTCTTTATGCTTGTATTGTAAAGCGTATTATTTACAAAGTCAAGCGGAAAATTTACAAATTATTGCGGTTTGTGAAATATGTATAGCCGACTAAACAAAATAGGGGCGGTTTGTTGTGTAAATTGTACACTTTACAAAGTGCAAGAAAAACCCGGCGCAGTGTTTACCATGTAAACGGCAGACTTGACAGGCGGCGCAGATTCCTATATATTATAGGGGTATAGAATAGAAAGGAGGGCGGAGCCGGTGCGGTTGAGTTTTGGCGAAAAAATGCGCGTTATGATGAAACGGCGCGGGGTATCGGTGCAAGAGGTGGCGGATCGTCTGGGCGTGTCCCGGCAGAACGTAAACCAGAGACTAAACGCCGATAAATTCACGCTTGAAGATATGGAGAAATACGCCGCCGCCATTGGTTGCGGTATAGAGATAGAAATAACAGAGCCGCCGGAGGGCGGAGCAGATCCACATATAAATAAATAAGGATAGCCGAAAAAGTAGAACGTAGGGCACAGAGAGAAGCACAAGAAAGCTTTTCCCGGTGTCCTTTTTATTTTGCCCATGTGAGAACGTAGGACCGCCACAGAGGGCACAGAGGAAAGGAGGGCGCAGGATGGCAACAGAGAAGAAAGAAACGGCACAGAGAGACGCGCAAGGCGTGAGAAAGCAGAGCTATAAACGTTTTAAGGAGGGGCGCGACTACGAACCCACGGACGCAGAAACAACGGCGGCTTTGTGTGATGCCTTTTTAACTGGATTCTTACAGACAGAGGAAACGCCGGAGGGCGGAGAAGTACAGAACAAAGGGGGACGCCCTAGAAAGTTGGAAACGGTAGAAGAGTTTACAGAGGTAGCGGAAAAGTACATTTTATATATTAAGGATAGAGCGGCGGAGGGTGTGCGCTTGGTGCCTGATGTAGAGGGCTTTTGTAGTTTTGCCGGGATTTCTAGGGAAACGCTTAATAATTGGGAAACAGCCCGCCCGGGTGCGTATTCTGACACAATAAAAAGACTGAAAACAAGTATAGCAGCATTTAAGAAACAACTTGCCTTTGCTGGCAAGATCCCGCCGATCGTATTCGCTACGGATATGAACAACAACCACGGATATACACAGGCGGCGCAAAAGATAGATCTAAACGTTGGAAAACAGGCGGCAGAACTACCAACAGCGGCAGAGATTGCGCAGCGTTTACCGGTGGAAATGAGCGGAAAAGATCCGGCAGACACGGACGGAGATATAAATATATAGCATTTATGCGGTTTTGCGGTTCGTTTTCTTTTACTTTTACGAACTCCGGCACGTTTCCGGCGGTTCTGGTGTGGCAATCCGGGGACAGGTCCGGCAGCTTATACCCTGGGGCGGGGGTGTAGAGCGGAGCGGATCAGGGGCAACTCACCCCTCTGAGTTCCCAAAAAATTAAAAAGCCCAAAACCACCCCAATCGTAAAATGGCAAAGAACCCTATTACCGTAAACCACCCAATTTACAATGTAAGTATAAACACGGCATCCGAATAACAAAAGGAAAGTGAGGACTTTACAAAACCACAAAATCCAAAATCGGCGGATGCCTACCGGCATAGAAAGAGAGAAATATGGAACAGAACAAAGAAACAGCAACACAGAATAAGCAGAGAGAGGCGGAAGTATGCAGAGAGAAGAAACAGACCGCATGGGACAAATGGAAAGAGGACACACTGCGGAAGTTCAACCGGACTGCATGACAGAGGCATACACCGTAGGAATCTCTGAAACGCATATCAGAAACAATGCAACGGTATTCCGAGTATGGCAGATGATAGAGTGTGGAGAACTTACCAGAGAAGAGGGATTGTACCTCATGGTAAATACGCTTGCGGATGAAAACCATCGTCTGAATCAAATGTGTAATGACCTCATAATGAGGATGCCGTCACGTCTGCACGTAGAAACGATAACAGGCGAAAAATAAAAATCGGCGGAGGCTTACGCCTCATAGGAGGTAAAACCGGATGAGCAATGAAAACAGCAATTCCAAAAATTCCCCGGAAAATAAAAAGAGGTCTTGGCACAAGGAACCGTGGTATAAAAGGTTATTCGACAAGATTTTAGTATCGTGTTTTCTTCCGTGCAAGCATGAGTGGGAAGTGTTGGAAGTCCTCTGGACGGCACATGATTACAGCGGTTTTAAGTACGATGTATGCAGATGTGGGTGTAAGAAATGCGGAGAGATAAGAATTGAGAAATTTTTAGTGTAAAAGACGGAGGTAGAGAGATGGTAAAGACGGTTGTTGCGGTTATCGTAGGGTTAGTTTTGCTCAATACAGCGTGGTTTGTATTGAAAATTGTGATTCTGATAGTGGCAGAGAGAAGAGAATACGAAAAATACAGATACAAAAGCCCTTATCAGTCTCCACACAGAGAGGCTTTTATCATGGAGTGCTCAGACCCGAATAGCAGTCCATACGCAAGGCAGTTGGATAAATGCATCAAAAAGATGGATAGGGAACAGAAACGCATAGCGAAAATCAAATTGAAATCAGACAAGAAACTGTCGAATATGAGCATTTAGAGAATTTTGACGTATCGGAGGATGTGCGAAATGGATAGACCGGTAGAAATCACAAGAAGCTATGCAGAGTGCAAATTCTGTAACGATATTGCTGATATGTGCAATGAGATACCAGATTGTACTCACTGTGAGAATAGAAAAGGAACATGGATAGATACAATCACGAGCCTGCTTGGCACAAAAGCGGTTGTCGTTCTGGAAGATGGCAAAGTGGAGACATATCCACTGGATAGACTTAAAGTTATCACAAAGAGGGAGAGATAATGAAAATTATTGAAGAAATTGGCGAAGCTGCAATGTTGGAACAGCTTGCAGAGGAATGTACCGAACTTGCAAAGGCAGCACTCAAAATGGCAAGGATCATACGAAAAGAGAATCCGACACCTGTAACAGAGAAAGATGCTATTGCAAATATCAGAGAAGAGTACACGGATGTCGTACAGTGTGCCGGAGAACTTTCATTGACCGTAGATGAGGAACAGATGGCACGCAAACACGAACGGTGGGAAAAGAGAGTGAGGGATAGAACATGATACCATTCAGGCATTGCATAAGGGAACCGCACGGATCGGCAGTGAAATTTGAGATACTGGCAGCAGCACCGAATGAGTTTCAGGTACGTTACCCAGATTATGATTACATTAAAATGGGAGTCGGACCATCAGTGATGTATAACAGAGAACAATTACTGTGTTTCCTACTGACATATGACAAGGCAGAGTGCCTTGAATTTATGGAAAAACTGTATCATCACATGGGATGGCCTACTGAAAAGCTGCATGAGAATCCGGCGTTTGCCGAAGTGATAAAGGAGAAAGAGACATGATAGCACGTTTCTTGCAGGATATTGTCGTGAACGACATTGAGAAGAATATGGAAATGGATATCGACAAAGGAGAAGAACTCTTTGCCATAGACAGAGGGAATTTCTACGAATTGCGTAAGCCGAATGGGTGGGGAACAATGGCACCCAAGGAGTGCGAGGGCAAGTATTATGAAATCGTGAGGGATTGAGTATGATGTACGGAACCAAAAGCGGAACTTTATACATTGACGATATTCCACTGGGAGATATGAAACAGTTGGAAGAGATTTCTGCCCCAGACATAGATGCCGAATATGACGGATTATCTCTGGAAAAGAGCTGCGAGATTGATTTCAAGGTAACTATGAAGCAGTCTGCCATAAATAAGATATTCAGACCGTGTTTCGGCATAGAGCCGTACAGAAATCTTGATAAGTGTGGTAAGTGCAATCTGAAAAATGACTGCGTGAAAGCCAAGATAGAGAACAATTTCAACATGAAAACAAGGAGGATAACCACAAGTGGGAGAAATTAGTTTCAAAGAGAACGAACTGTATCAGGAAATTGAGCTGTTCGTGGACGGAGAGAAAATCGGAGAGGCAGAGGTTGAGATTAAAGGAAAAATGTTGTCGAGACTGAGCATCTTTCCGCCATATCAGGATAAGGGATATGGAACCCAGATTGTATCAATGCTCAATGAGAAGTACGGATGCAATGTACTGTGGGTCAATGCGGACAATGCAAGAGCGATACACACCTATGAGAAGAACGGCTATGCAATATCTAAGCCAACAATGTATCTGATGGAGCGGAATTAGAGGGAAAACCTTTAATTATAAAAGAAAATAGGAGGATAAACACATGGGCGAGAAAGAAAAACATCCTTGGAAACCACCGGAATTAGCACCACCGATGCCGGATTTTGACGATTTTCCAATCAGTGCGTGGCTGAAAACACCACCGATACTGCCGAAAGGATTATACCCGGACGAGAAAAACTATACGGCTGTTGCAGCACATGAGCAGGAACACAGAACACGAATGATCGGTGTGAAGCCACCACTGTTTACCACAAGATTGATGGGATACGAGCGGATGGAAGCACCGAAGTTCAGACCGAAGGATTTGGAAGTGGCAAGCATAACTGAGAAGATAGGCAAGACCATGGATAAAGTATATGATGCACAGATGGGGTTGCTCCAGGAACAGGTCTTTGCAAGCTGCGGTATTCCGGGAGAGGTAATGTTTGGAGACATTTTTAAGGATTTAGGATTAAAGGAGGACAATATGGATAGAAGTTTAGCTGATAAGAAATTTAAGAAAGTAACAATCGAGTGTGAAGATGGCAGCACTTACGCAGGAAAGGTTACTCATATTTGTGGCAGTCCTTACCGCTATAACAATCTGTGCGTTGAGGCAATGATCGAGGACAAACCTATTGCTGCATACGGAATTGAAAACGTAATATTCCAGAATCCGGCAACAATCGTGTTCTGGTCTGACGGAACAAAGACGGTTGTAAACTGCATGGATAATGTGGAAATCAAGAAAAAGGTTGTTGATGGCAAGGAAGTAACCATTCGTAAGCCTAAAAAGGCTGATACCTATTCCGAGGAAGCCGGTCTGGCTATGGCTATCGTGAAGAAATGGGCCGGAAACAACGGAAATTACAACAACATTTTCCGTGAGTTCATTCCTGAGATGGCACAGTCTGAGAAAGAGGCAAAGAAAGCTGCCAAGAAAGCTAAAAAGGCGCAGAAATCGGAGGAATAACCAATGACGCTGAGGGAATTTGCCAAGGGATATGACGGAAACATTATGCTGAAAGCATTTGAGAATGAGAAATCAACAGCTCCGGCAGCAATTATGATGACTCAGATTACGGATTCTATCAAGGATGAGGTTCTTGACAAAGAAGTATACAGCTACGCAATGGTTTGCGCTTCACTGTTTGAACGGTATCTGAGAGTGAATTTTGAAGCTGTGCCGGAGATCCCAAACGAAACGGAGGAAACCACATGAGAACCTATTTTTTTGACACAGAGTTTACTGGTCTGCGTAAGGACACAACTCTTATCAGCATAGGAATTGTCTCAGACACAGGAGATAGGTTCTATGCAGAGTTGACGGACTATGATGAGGGTATGTGTGATGAATGGATTGAGAAGAATGTTCTCGATCATTTGGTTTTGAGTGGCAATGCGGAGTTAGAAGAAAGTCTGGCAGCCGACAATAAAACAACGACTGTAATCGGCAGTAAGGCAGATGTTTGTTGCGAACTTATGGAATGGCTTGAAATGGACGTTAATTTTGACTGTGATTATGCTGCGGTATTCGTTTCAGATGTCTCGCATTACGATATGGTGTTACTGATTGACTTATTGGCAGGAAACGCTATGAAGTTGCCTGAGTTTATTACACCGGCTTGTCACGACATCAATCAGGACATTGCAACGATGCTTGATATTTCAGAAAAGGCAGCTTTTGACATTTCGAGAGAGCAGTTACTTACGGACAGAGGAATTGCTTTGCCGAAAGGTCAGAAACACAATGCACTCTACGATGCGGAGGTTATCAAGGCAATCTATGATGATTTCTATGTGGGGGGGGGTAAAACAGGGAGGTAAGAATGGATAAGGGACAAATCTTAATGGATTACCGCTTGGCGAAGAACCATAAGAGACAGATACCCATTCTTGCGGACTTAAATGCGTGCGACACGCAGACGATAGTAGAAATTCTGGAAGAGGGCGGCTACAAACGTATGTTCAATACGAATGGTGTGGATATTTCCGTGAAGAAAACAGAGATTGAGCAAAAGTATTCTTCCGGGGAATCCATAGCTGCCCTTGCAATGGCGTATCACATTTCAAAGAAACAGATTAATGTACTTCTCGGAGTAGAAGAGACGGAGGAAAAGGGAACCATGTCTGAGCAGGAAATGATAAAGAAACTCGGAGAACTTACGAGCGAGGTTGAAAAACTGAAAGCAAACAAGAAATCTCTGGAAGAAAGAAATGCGAAAGTAGAAAAAGAGAATGATAATCTGAGGAAACAGATTGAACAGCTTGAAAGTTTCAATGCAGAGCTGGATGCCACAGTCAAGGAACAGACTGAAATGCTGAATGGTGGAAAATTATATGAGGATTATCAGGAAGTTTGCATTAAGAACAGCAAGCTCAACGCAACGGTTGATGTTCTGGTAGAGAAAATCAGTATGTTAAAGGCGGTGGGCTGTCATGGATAATGGAATGGAACTCAGAGTGAAAGATTATTGTGCTTTCTGCCCTGATTTTGAAGCTGACGTTGATAAGGTTGATATTACTGTATTGGCGGATCAGACCCCAAAGGTATTAACCACAATCAGATGTGAACACGCCGAAAAGTGCGAAAGAATATACGGAAGAATACAGGAGGGCAGAACCAATGAAACAACGGTGGTACAAAGTAGTGTTTGAAACCATTGAGAGAAAACCAATCCGCAGAACTGTTACCGTATGCAGCACGGACAGTGTTCATGCGTCTGCTCTGGTATATCAGCAGTTCGGTAGAAAGAAAATCAAGGTAAAATCTGCCAAGAAAGTAAAGGAGAGCGAATGATGGATAATTTGAACTTGAAACCCAAGTCCCCGGATGAAGTAAAAACCATGATGTGGACTGGGGAAAATCAGCGTGAAATGTTCGATCTGCTTACTTGCGGTAAGAAAATTGATGATTATATGACTGCCAGCGGAGAGAACTTTTTCATAGACCATAGCACCGTAAAAGGTGGGCTGGTACTCATTACCAACGTAGGAAATCAGTGCGGATGCGAAATACCGGTAAAGATAGGGGATTATGTGTGCGGCCGCAGATATGGAGATAAATGGTGCTTTTCCGTTGCGGACGGTGCGGCTTTTGAGAACAATACTTGTGGAACTCTCGAAAAGAGAGAGGGGAAAGAAAAACCGATAGACATATTCAAAAACCAGGAGCAGTTAGAAGAGTGCCTGAGAGAGTGGCAACACAGATTATTCCTTGATGGGTGGCTAATACTGGCACACGTTAAGGATAAGATTATGAACCCTAACGGAGAAGAGGTAATTGACGCTGCCGGATATAACACATTCATATTTGAATCCAGTCAGGCAAACATCCAGTTACTCAGCGATGAATCTTACAAAGAGAACAATACACTGTTCAAACACTGCATGGAAAAGGATCTTGTGCATGAACTTTTACATTGCAAGTACGATTGGATGGGATGTCAGGGTGGAACCTATGAGGGCGTGTATCTGGATGCGACCGAACACCAGAAGCTAGAGGAAATGGCAAAGAGTCTTATCATGGCAAAATATGGTGTCGGTTATGATTACTTCATGTGAGGTGCAATATGACAACGGTGGTGGTCTATAAGACCGATACAAAAGAAGTTCTGGCAGCTATTCCGATGGACGGCGGAGATGCCGTCTGCCGGAATGATGTGGAATTTCAGATTTACAACGGAACAGAACCGATCTTTACGGAAGTTCCCGGAGGGATAGTTCTGGCAGAAAACAAATTTATGCTAAAGATGGAGGACAAGAACAATGAAAAATAAAGGAACATGGATTATTGTCGGCATTGTAGTCGCATTTGTATTACTGATTGCAGGAATTTTCGTAACAACGAACAACAGAGCCATTTCGTTAGAGGAACAGGTTCTTACGGCAGACTCCGATGTGCAGACGCAGGAGAAACGTAGAGCCGATCTCATCTACAATCTGGCAGACTGCGTAAAAGAATATGATAAGCATGAGGCAGATACGCTTTTGGCAGTTGTTGACGCAAGGAACAATGGCGGTGTGGATATTGAGAATGTCACAACTTCCATTGCTGCGGTTGCGGAGCAGTACCCGGAACTGAAATCGAATGAAAATTATAAAGAGCTTATGAATGAATTGGCTACGACTGAAAATCTGATTGCACAGTACAGACAGTCCTATAACAATGAAGTCCGGGCATACAAGAAATATGTGCGTAAGTTCCCTCATAAGCAGATCTTAGGAATGATGGGATATGAGGTTATCAATTATTCATATCTGGAATACAGCACAGAGGACAGGCAGCCGGTAAGCAATCTGTTTGGAGAATAAGCCTATGAGAAAATGGAGTACGATAATCTACTCCGGCAGTGGTTGGGATTTGACGGTGCGAGAACTCATGTTTAGCATCGTCATTATCCTTGTCATGCTCACGGGTGGATTTTTCATCAGCGAAAAGATTTCTTCCTCATGCGACAACAAAAATGAGGAATATTATCAGGCAATTAAGATCGATAATGACGCAGAACAGTTCCATTATGGAATGAGAACCAATGTAGGCAATGCGTTTGTAAAAGGAACTCTGTCGGTTGTAGATCCGGTTACTGACTCTGATATTGATGGCGAATATGCCTACATAGAAGTCAGAGAGGAACATTACAACCAACACACCAGACAGGTAGCCCATACGACAACGATAAATGGAAAATCCCACACATATTACACAACGGAAACTTACTATTCGTGGGATTATTACGACAGTTGGGAAAAACATAGCGAAAAGGTATCATTTCTTGGCGTTGAATTTCCATACGGCACAATATCCATGCCGGGAGACTATCATATAGACACACAGAAGAAATCAAGCCGTGTGCGATATAAGTATTATGTCATAGACACTGCCTACGATGGTGTCATTTATACAGAACTGAAAGATAACACGATAAGCAATGGCAGCACGTTCATTCAGACTGATACGTTAGATAGTGCTGTGGATTACATGGTAAGCAGCAGTACGGCGATGATAGTCGGATTCTGGATGCTATGGATTGTCTTTATAGGGGCGGCGGTATACGGATTCTGCTATTTGGATAACAGATGGTTGGAGAATGAGTAATGTTTATAGTAAATCAGGATAGAAATACGACAATCAACATGGGAAATGTGAAAGAAATCTCATTGCATGGGAAACAAATCTTTGCAGACGATACCGTAATTGGTAAGTACGGAACGGAAGAAAGAACAGATCAGGTCTACAATGAAATGCTGCAAACCCTATTTTCCCCATACATGATGTTGAAAGATGCAGAGTTGCCGCCGGACGCAATGAAAAACTTTGCAAACGGAAATGTGATTCTGCTGAAAAGAGCGGACAGAGAGCCTGACGTGAAGTTTTATGACAATGGATTATATTATATGCCGGAGGAATAGAGATGAAAGATTTGATTTTTGCACTTATATGGTTTGTGGTACTGGGAATTTATATCTTTGTGAGTTGGAAAGATGCAAAGTCCAACAACGATGTGAAAAAGGAAATCACACAGATGAATGAACTGCTCTTAGAACAGAACACACAGCTCAGAAAGCAGAACGATCATCTGAATATGGTTATCTTGAGTGTTTGCAGTAAGAGTGTAAGAGATAGACAACAGAAGAAAGATGGTAAAACCAATGATGAGACAGAGAAAGAGAAACAATAAGCCACATTGGTGGAAAAGACCACAGAGAAAGTTACAAGATCAATCAATGCCAATGCCGGAACCGTCCGTTGAATTTCAAAACACCTACACTTTCAGACCGATAGAGACGTACCAGGTATGCAAACACCTTGATATATTCCAAGCAGGTCGAGAGGATATAGCAGGTTTTGTCCATAGGAAAATGGCACAAGAAATGGGTATGAAACTTGCACAAGACGGAATACTCGTATTCGACACAGAACCAGATTCTAAGAACTGCGGAATCGTTGTCAGGGCAAGAGTTGATGTAATAAGACCGAAGTAAAAATACAGAGCCGTGTAGAGCCGTGAGAAAGGATGAATTTTCATGGCTCAACACGAACTATCGAATAAAGAGATTATCGTAAGGCTTCTGAAAAGCGATCTGAGTGACTATGACAATCTTCTGTCCTTACTCGGAATGGCAAATGAGGTTATCCGGGAAGATAAAGAACTTTCGCGGAAATTAGCGAATAAGGTCAGATTCCTTGCACTGAGACTGTGTGCGACAGGAGATATTAAATATTACAATTTGTACAATAAGGCTCTTTTGTTCTTGGCACAGGAACATAAGGATTTTGACTCTTATCTGCTTTATGTGGAAAAGAACAGAGATCCAGAGGACAGATACTATCAGCCACGAAGAAATAAGATTTATTGGCTTGTACAGAAGATGCAGAGGCTTATTGATGATGAGTTGGATATTCTATCAATATCAATGCCTCCTGGCACCGGCAAGACCACACTGGGAGAGTTTTTCATATCGTTTGTAATGGGGCATTACCCAAACACACCAAACCTTATGTCCTCCCATTCTGGATTTATGACGAGAATGTTCTATGATGCTGTTCTCAACATAATTACCAGTAATGAATATTGTTGGAGCGATGTGTTCCCAGACATTGTATTTGAGGGAAACAATGCAAAAGAAGAGACAATAAACCTTGGAAGATGGCAGCCGTTTAAGACACTGACCTGCAGACCAATCAGAGGTTCCCTTACCGGTGTTACCCGTTGTGAGGGATTTCTGTATGTGGACGATTTGGTTTCAGGTATCGAAGAGGCTCTGTCGATTGATCGTCTGGATAAACTGTACGGAGAGTACACCACAGACCTTAAATCTCGTAAAAAGAAGAAAGCAAAAGAGATCCACATTGCAACCCGATGGAGTGTGCATGATGTTATTGGCCGGCTTGAAAGAATGTATGAGGGCAATCCGAGGGCAGAGTTCATTGCTGTTCCAGATATTGATCCTCAGACCGGAAAAAGCAACTTTGATTACGATTACGATGTTGGATTTGATGAGAAATACTTCCACGATATGGAAATGTCGATGGATGATGTTTCATATCGCTGCCTGTATAAGAGCGATCCGATTGAGAGAGAGGGTATTCTGTATCATCCAACAGAATTACAGAGATATATCGGAGGACTGCCGGACAGAGAACCGGATTCCATATTGGCAATCTGCGATACCAAGGACACCGGTACAGACTACAACTTCCTCGGAGTTTTCTATCAGTATGGAGACAGATACTATCTGGAAGATCTGGTATTCAAGAACATCGACCCTGGGACCTTGGACGAACTCAACTCAGATATGCTTGTTAAGCATCATGTACAGCAGGCACAGTTCGAGAGCAACAAAGAGGGTAGCAGAACCGCAAATGAAGTTGAGAGACTTGTCAAAGCAAAAGGCGGCAGATGCCATATCACGAAGAAATACACTACTCAGAACAAAGAGACCAAGATCATCGTCAATTCTTCATGGGTTAAGGAACACGTCATATTCAAGGATATTACAGAATATGAGCCTAAGAGTGATTACGGTGTGATGATGTCATTCCTTTGCAGTTATACACAGCTCGGAAAGAATAAACATGATGATGCGCCGGACACTCTGGCAATGTTCGCCCAGTTTGTAGATGCTCTTCTTGGCGGAGAGGGACAGGTAGTAAAGAGAAGTGACTTAGGAATATAGAAAGGGATAGCATGGGACAATATAGTTTCGCCACCAACTTAAAAAAAGAAAGAACGAATAGGGGAATTACACAACACGAACTCGCAACGGGCGTTCATGTGGCGCAGAATACCGTGAGCGATTGGGAACAATGCAAAAGTTATCCGTCAATCGACAAGATATACGATATAGCAAATTTTCTCAAAATCCCTGTAAGCAAGTTGATTTCTGATGTTCAGAAAAATGGCTGTAAAGCCGACTGCACACAGAAAAACAAATTTTTTTGAAAATTTTGTTTATTCCACTTGACAAAGAATGTTTAGTACGCTATACTACGACCATACCAAGTGACACGGATATAAGTTAAGCGGAGTGAACACAAGGTATTTGGCATTAAAGTTTCTCCTAACCATTACGGCACAGCAACAGTGCCGTAATATGGGAAGTAAGCTAACTCGGTAGAAGCGATGGACTGAAAATCCATAGGAGTTGGTTCGACACCAACACTTCCCACTCAGGATTACTGTTCCCCGACAGCAATCCTACATCGGAGGGTTCCCACTTATGATAATCATCCGAAACCTCACATAGAATCTCCCCAGTGTGAGGTATGGACCATTAGCTCAGTTGGTTAGAGCGTCCGGCTCATAACCGGATGGTCCGGGGTTCAAGTCCCTGATGGTCCACGCATGGCAATCCGGCACGAAACTATAAATATGGCCATGGCAGTGAAGCTACGCCGAGATACACCGGAGGAAGTAAGGCGGCTGAGTGCGGCGGTGCAGTGCAGAAACGGTATGACTACCGCATGACCGTGACGGCTACCAGAGGTAGCAGACAAGAGAGGATGCAAAAAGATGTATATTCCTGAATTTTGGTGCGGTGTTGCCGCAACGATAATCACAGAAGTAATAATTGCAATCGCATATTCCATATATGCAGACCACAAGAAAGGAGGCAAGAAGTAATGAACAAAGCTGAATTAGTACAGGCTATGGCTGACGATGCCGGACTTTCCAAAAGTGACGTTGAAAAAGCACTCAACGCATTTGTTGAGATCGTAGGCGGAGAACTTGGAAAGGGTGGAAAAGTGCAGTTGGTAGGTTTCGGAACATTTGAAGTGACTGAGCGTGCTGCCAGAGTTGGCAAGAACCCTCAGAACGGAAAAGAGATTTCCATTCCGGCTTGCAAAGCACCTAAGTTCAAAGCCGGTAAAGCACTGAAAGATGAAGTGAATCGCTAAATGATCGGAGCGAACTTGGTGTAGTGTGGTGGTTCGATTCCACCTGTGGGTGCAGCTCTAGCGATCAAGATTCCCACCGCTTCTTTCCTAATGTTCTTGGCGATACAAAGAAAATTCCGGGCGAACGGCAACGATTGGTGGTGTTGCGGCGGACTGTAAATCCGTTCCCTCGTGGTAAACATTGGAGGTTCAATTCCTCTTTCGCCCATTTCGGTGTAATGAGCCGAGAAAGTAATCTTGCAAGAAAAAATCAATATCAGGAACCCGTTTACGCTTGTGCGGTTAATTGCCTTTCGGTAAAAAGGAACGCTCCTCTGTTCGATTAGTCAAGCGGTCAAGATACCACCTTTTCACGGTGGGGACGGGAGTTCGATTCTCCCATCGAACATTTCAACTGAGAATAACGCTGACTGTTTATAGTTGGTTTAGTGTTCCGGCTGAAAAGTATTGGCGAAAGCCGTGGTAAGCAATCATTAAATAGGGAGATTGCAATGCTCACTGAGAGGCTTATGTGAGTAGTCCGGGAAAGCCGACAGGACTTAAACTTGGAGAGCTTGCGTAAGTCACGCTAAAGACCATCGTTGCAACGGTGCCTACGATAGCATAACTGGAAATGCCACGGACACCATGCCGGGGAAAGTGGGGTTCAACTCCCCACCGTAGGATGAGCGGATTTCTTAACTGATTTTCTTAGTCCGGCTTTAACAGGAAAGAAAATTGGCGGTGGCGAGGTTCCGGTGATCACCAAGTGCTTTTTACATTACCAAGAGTTTTTAAGAAAAACTCCGGTGCGGAAAATTTACTGCTTAGAGTGCACGAGCGTTACAGCGATTTAAGCGGCGGTGGAAACTTCCGAGAAAGACCTGATTATAGATGTGCGTGAGCCGTAACCAATCGAGCCGTCATGCTTAGTCAGGCGCAGAGGAATGTAGTAGAGGCGGAGAACTGCGATAACAACGTACATCCGAGGTAAGGCGATAAAGAGTTGGACTCGCCAGAGGTTCTTTGAGTATGTAGTCGGTGGATTATGAGAACCATGTGGAGGGGTGTAAGGTCCGAGAACCACATTAAAAAATGAAATACCTTTGTTGGCAACTGTCTTACACGTTGCATCGGTTCGGTAGTGGCAACCATCCAAGCTGCCGCCGGACTGCATTGGGGTATAGCTCAGATGGATAGAGCACAACACTACGGATGTTGGTTAGCGCAGGTTCGAGTCCTGTTACTCCAATAATGGCTTGTAGCTCAGTGGTAGAGCGTCTGACTGTTAATCAGAATGTCGTGGGTTCGATCCCCACCTTGCCAGTTGGAGACACTTGACTTACTCTTTCAAAGCACTCCATAAAAAGGTTACGAAAGGGCGTTTACGACCGGCGGATAGAGGAGCTCCGACTTGTACGTTACCAAGGGAAAACTACTCTGCCGTGTGTCCGGTTGGTCGAGGGTGCGGTCTTGAAAACCGCCTGGATGTAAAAGTCTCTGGGGTTCAAATCCCTAACACGGCGTTTATATGGCTCTATGGTATAAAGGTTATTACGCCCGACTGTCTATCGGAAAATTTGGGTTCGATTCCCAATAGAGTCGTTATGGTGCATTGCCGTAATGGTAGCGGAGTGGCTTGCTAAGCCATCCGGCAGAAATGCCGTATAGGTTCGATTCCTATATGCACCGCTATGAGGCCGTATTCCACCGGTGGAGGAGGTCTCAGAATTTGGAGTTGCCGGAATAGGTAGACGGATAATCATAGTAAAGGAATGGGGTAGGCGAGAGGTAGGTGCGAGGACAAGCCACAGAAACAGCCGTAATCCTACCGCCCCAATAAACTACTGAAAATCATAACTATTGTACCGAGTACCAACAGCGAAAGGTGTGGCTAACAGTAGCATAGTTCCATAGTGGGTGCAAATCCCATTACTCCAAAGCCGTCCTGACTTCGGACGCTAAACCAGTTGGGGTTAGAGAGATTACCCGAAAGATAGTTCCTATTGGCATACCCGGTGGTTAGGGTGTATCACAGCAAACCATAGTGAGTGTACGGAAATATTTAATCAAGTCCACCGTTCAGGATGTCGGCTGTGTGACGGTTAAGAGTGATTATGCGAGAAATACGACATAGCAGAAAACTCGGAGGTTCTTGTGGGGCGAAGAACCATTATGGCGGAGTGGAGCAGTGGTAGCTTGCCGGGTTCATGCCCCGGAGGTCACAGGTTCAAATCCTGTCTCCGCAATCTTGCGTGGTAGTTCAACGGAGAGAACATTATGAGCGGTTGTCATGCTTCATGTGACACGGACAGCAATAATTCTTTTTTCGATGGTAACGAAGAGATGATGGTTCGATTCCATCCCACGCAACTCATACGGTGTCTCAAAGCAAAAGTAACCAGAGACTTAATGATTCGCGGCTAGGTGTGAAAGCCGAGGACACGGAATGTTAGTTTGCCCTAAGCGAAGAGATTGTGAGATGAAACACACAAATAATCAGAACGCCGTATAAAACAGAATATGGAGAGGTGGCGGAACTGGTAGACGCAATTTACATTGTGAAAACGTATCATTTCTGTGATACAAACAGCAAACAACACACTAGGGAATAAATGTAGTGTAGGTTCAAATCCTACCCTCTCCAATCAAGGCGATGGCGCAAATGTCCTTATAAATCAAGAAGATGCGCCAATTACATGAGTGAGGTAGCTCAGTTGGTAGAGCACGAAAGAAAAATGGATCATGTTTGTGATCCAAACAGCAATCTTTCATTCCATGCTAAGGACGTTGTCGGCGGTTCGAGTCCGTCCCTCACTCTATATGGCGATGTGGTGCAAAGGGAGCACAGCAGCTCTGTTAAGAAGAATGTCATGTTAGTGGCATAATCAGCAAACTCCTTTCAATAACAATCCCAAGCTGCGGATAGGGGTTCGATTCCTCTCATCGTCTCTGCCCCGATTGCCGGTTATGGTAAACCGGATGGAACATGGTTGACAGGAGTGTTCCTTACAGCAATCGAGCATACGGGTTCAAGTCCTGTCGGGGCAATTAAGTGACGCTTACAGCAATCTTTCAAAACAGAAAAATCCATTGACAATATTTTCCAGTTTGAAACAGCGTCATGTAAAAAGAAAGAGGTTGCCTATGAACCGAAAAGAAGATTATAGGGATATGGAAAAGTATCATAAGGCGTGCCAGAGGCAGCATAGGCGATATTACAACAAAACGTCATTTCTATATCCGTCTCATCCGTGGACTGCGGAGGAAGATGCACTGGTAATCAAACATGAGATTACCGATTCTGAACTGTCTGAGAAGATTGGTCGTTCTGTCGGAGCGATACATAGCAGGCGGTATGAACTTAAAAAGTTAGCCAGATAGGCATAAAACTTTACATGGGACACTTACAGCAACCCTTTTGGATATGACTGTTAATCATAAACCCCAATAGTGTCCTGACAATGAAACGGTAAACAATTTTATAGGGACTCCTACAGCAATCACAATGGTTAAAGCAAATGTCTAAAAAACAATGTGAAACGGTTCAATTCCGTAAATGAGAGTCCTGGAAAGGTAGGAAAACATGAGCTTTGCAGATGCAATGAGAGAAGAGGGTAGATTTACCCGGACTGAAAACGGTGCAGTGGCATTGAATACTTCTGGCGATGCCCGACTGGATCTGTTTGGTACAATCGGATCGCTGAGAGAGGCGGATGAGAACAGAATTACCACTCTGTTTGCAGAGGCATACGCACAGGACAAACTCTTTGCCACAAAGATTGCGTTCTATGCAAGAGATATTCGCGGAGGTCTTGGAGAGAGAAAGACTTTCAGAACCATTATCCATTATATGGCAGAGAAACACCCGGAAGCACTCAAACCGAACCTTGATTTGGTTGGTGTGTTCGGAAGATATGATGATCTGTATGAGCTTATCGGTACTCCGTTGGAGGACGATATGTGGGCGGCAATGAAGAAACAGTTTGAGGAAGATTTACAGAACCTCAATGCCGGAAATGCAATTTCTTTACTTGCAAAGTGGATTAAAACCGCAGATGCAAGCAGTCCTGCCACAAGAAAACTCGGCATACTTACGGCGCAGAAATTAGGTTATCCGATCTACAATTTCAAGAGAATTGTTCGCAGCATGAGAAAACAGATTGGTGTCGTTGAAAGCCTCATGTCCGCCGGAAGATGGGATGAAATCAAATACCCGGAAGTTCCGAGCCGTGCAATGATGATTTACCGCAAGGCATTTATGAAACATGATGCTGAGAGATTTGGAGAGTTTATCAGCAAAGCAGAAAAGGGAGAGGTAAAGATCAATGCCTCAACACTATTCCCTTACGATATTGTTGAGAAGATCCTTTACGGCAGAGAGAGCAACAAGGTACTTGAAGCCCAGTGGAAAGCCTTGCCGGATTATGTGGAGAAAGGAACAAACGCTTTAGTTATGGCGGATGTGTCCGGTTCCATGAGAGGCAGACCTATGGCAACATCAATCGGTCTTGCAATCTATTTTGCAGAGAGGAATGTGGGTGCATACCACAATCTGTTTATGACATTCTCTGACAGACCAGAGACGGTTATTCTGAGGGGAGAAACCCTTGAACAGAAGATCCGCAACGTAAGCAGAGCAAATTGGGATAATAACACAGACCTTAAAGCTGCTTTTGAGAGGGTTCTTGAAATTGCGAAAAAGCATAATACTCCACAGGAAGAAATGCCGAAAGCAATCGTTGTTATCTCTGATATGGAAATTGACTATTGCGGAAACCGTGAGTGGTCTTTCTATGACAAGATGGCAAATAAGTTCCGCAAGGCCGGTTATGTAATCCCTAACATTATCTTCTGGAATGTGAATAGCAGACAAGATGTATTCCATGCAGATCACAACCGTAAAGGCGTGCAGCTTGCAAGCGGACAGTCCGTGACGGTATTCAAACAGATCCTGCAGAACCTTGGCTACAATCCGGTTGAGGCTATGGAGAATACAATCAATTCTGAGAGATATGATTGCATCACAGTCGAATAGAGTAAATACTGACCGGGGCAAATAGCTCCGGTCAAATAAAATATAAAAGGAGATAACCACCAATGAAAACACCCTACAATGAAATTGTGAACATCGCAAGTATTGGTTCACAGACAAATCCGATTTCTCTAAATGAGATTTTGAGAAAGGCAAACGATGAGCAGCTTACACCGGCAGCACAAAACAAAGAGAGAGTATTGTTTCTCGGAATTGATGTGCAGCAGGACTTCATGGATAATGGAGCACTCGGAGTTCCCGGAGCACACGGCGATGTGGAGAGAATGACACAGTTTATCTATAACAACATGGATAAAATTACAAACATTGCGGTATCTATTGATACCCACACACCACATCAGATTTTCCATCCGTGCTGGTGGATTGATGAAAATGGCAACAATCCGGCTCCTTACACACCGATTACGCTGGCAGACCTTGATTCTGGAAAGTACAGAGCTGTTATCTACCCTCGCCAGAGCCGTGACTATGTAGAACATCTGGAAAAAGACGGAAAGAAAACCTTATGCGTATGGTCTTACCACTGTTTACAGGGTACATCTGGTGCGGCATTTGAAAATCAGTTTGCCAACATGATTTATTTTCACTCTGTTGCAAAGAAAGCCGTTACGCAGCGTCTTGTAAAAGGACAGGATCCACTCAGCGAAATGTACGGAATTATCAAACCTGAGTATGATACAAAGAACTACATCAATATCGACTTCCTGAACAAACTGGAAAATTACGACAAGATCATTATTGCAGGAGAGGCAAAGAGCCATTGCGTATTGGAAAGCATTAAACAGATTCTCGAACATTACGCTAATCGCCCAGAGATCACTCAGAAAATCTATATCCTGGAAGATTGTATGTCCTCCATTCCTGGGTTTGAGGATGTTACTGAACAGACCTTTGATGATTTTAAGAAAACGTACCATGTAAACATCGTGAAAAGCACAGATGATATTTTGTAGGAGGTAGCCGGTATGAATGAAACAGAACAGGTAATTGACGGATTAGATGAGGTTGAGATCGCAAATACCTCCATTGATGAAATCGACAGTGAGAACATCAATTTAATTTTTGTCGGAATCGACAAGTCTGGTTCTATGGGAATGTATGAAAGAGATATGGTAAAAGCTCTTTCGGATTTCAAAGATGCACTTATCAATTCCAAGGAATGTGATGAGATTCTGGTTGCAAGAGCAGACTTCTCCGACAGTGCAACCGTAGGAGGCTATAAGCGCATTACAGAGTTTGACACTTCGTATAGCACCGATGGATGCACAGCTATGTACGATACGATCATTGATGGAACTGAGAAGTTGAAAGAATACAGAGACTTCCTCAAAAATGAGGGAATGAGAGTAAAGGCCGTGTTTGCAATTTTCGGAGATGGGATGGATAACTCTTCTCAGCCGGGAGGGTTTGCAAAGGCAAAGAAAGCGGTAGAGTATCTGAACGTGGAAGAAATCGTTACTGCGTTTATCAGTTTCGGAGGACAGGCAACACAGGAGGCGAAAGACCTTGGATTCAAGAATATCCTCGATGTAAGCAGTTCTGCATCAGAACTCAGAAGAGCTTTCAACTGCTTATCAAAATCAGTGATTGAAAACTCCAAGAGTGCCGTATCGAAACAGGATGATTTTTTTGACGTATAAAAAATGAGAGTAGAACGGCGATCCTAAAAGGGGTTGCCGTTCTTTTTTGCGGGAGGAAATACAATGGTTATAAATAAAATCGGTCAGCAACATATCGACTACGGTACGAATTGCCAGGACTACGGAATTGAATTTGATGGGATGAAAGTTGTTTGCGATGGCTGTTCGGAGGGGAAACATTCGGAAGTTGGAGCAAAAGCGTTTTGCCATCTTTTGAAAAATGACAGCAGAATTATACATGAATGTAGTGTATATACTGCCGCAGCCGCTTTTGGAGAGATACTTGGTCTATTCGGGCAGACTTCCGGCTCAATCAGAGATTTCCTTTGTTTTACGATCCTTATGGTTACTGAAAATGAGACACATTTCATGGTAGATTACTGCGGAGATGGTTTTATCGTGAAAGAACGTCTGGACGGAACGATTGAGTTTGAAGAACTATCTGACGGAGAATACCCGAAATACTTTGCCTATAATTATGTGGATAAGGATATGCTCAAACAGTACAAAGATGGTGTCATTTTTTCCACAAAGGCTTTTCCAAAAGACGAATACAGGAATATTGGTGTAGCGTCTGACGGAATACGATTCGCCATGAAAGATGCACAATTTAAGAAAGAATTTACGGAAGCCCTGCAGAGCGGTAAGGAAGTAAGGGTAAAGAGGTTTATAAACAAACATCAGAGAGTATTCCAGGATGATACAACAATCGTATTGTAGGAGGGCATTATGAAAATGGCACTAACGAGGATAGGAAAAGAAAAGATAAGACAGCTTACCCCCATAACGGAGGGAGGCGAGGGATATATCTATGAGTTTGGCAACGATATTCTGAAAATTTACAAACCCTGTGTTGATATTGCAGCCAAGGAAAAGAAAGTTGCCATGCTCATTGACAAACCGCTGCCAAAGGAGGCTATTAAACCGATTACGGCAGTGTATGACAATAACAATAAGTTTATTGGTTACATTATGCCAAAAGCCGTAGGAGAGGAAGTAAGAGTTCTCACAAGTAAAAAATATCTGAAAGCGAATGGGATAACCACGAAAGATATTTTGGAAATACTCGTAAAGATAAAGGACACCGTGAGAGATATACATTCCGCCGGAGTGTGTATTGGGGATCTGAACGATCAGAACATCCTCTTTGACAAAACTGGAAATGTGTACTTTATAGATTGCGATAGTTGGAGCGTGGAAGATGAAAAATGTGAAGTTTGCATGGACTTATTCAAAGATCCATTGATGAAAGGAAATGATTTTTCAGAGGAAACAGACACATACGCAGAGGCAATTTTGATTTGGAAAACCCTTACAAGGATTCATCCGCATGGTGGGACTATGACACCAGATATGGATATTGTAGAACGTATGAAACGAGGAATATGCGTAATAGACAATCCAAAAGTAAAAATACCAAGAACGATTAAACCGTGGAAAAACTTATCTCCTTATCTGGTTGATTCTCTGAAAAAGATTTTTGAGAATAAGAGCCGATCTATGGGGGATGAATTAAAACACATGGCAAAACACCTTAAATTCTGCGATGTACACCAGGAGTTTTATTATGACAAATATGCTCGTTGTCCGCTATGTGATAATAATGCAAATGTTCTTACTAAGCCGGTATCACAAGGGGTAACAGGAGGGCTTACACTTATCACGATGCTCAAAGGAAACGATGTAAAAATTGTTCTAAATGAGCAGTGCTATATCAATAATGCCGGAGAAGTAGTGGAAGTTAAGAATGGGAATAAATTCACATACGAAAGCGGAATTAAATACCATTTCGCAGAGGTTGGAGCAGAGAATATTGTAATAAAAGCGGATGATAGAGCGTTCTGGTTTACCACGGATAGAGAATATGTGTTTGAGAAGAAACACAAGAGTCCGATTTATGCGGCAGGAGATTCAGTATATTTCATAAGTCCTGCCAATACATTAACCTCTATCCAGATCACAAAATCAGGCAACGGAATACGGACGATTACAAAATGTGGATATGAGAGTTACTTTGCGGTATCTGAGGGACATTCGTGCGTTGTGAGTAGATTTGCAGAAAACCTCATTGTGAATCTGGATGGAAAAAACATTGAGATACCATATACTGATACCGTGAATAATTATGGAATACACAGAGATAAAATAACCGGAGGATGGCTTATCGTGTTGGAAAACGGAGCCGGACAGTTCTTTACCTTTGTGTGCAATGAACATGGAGTAGCGTATAGCGAGGATCGCATTAAATATCAATGCGGGCTTGGCAATGTATGTTTTTATAACTCCAATATCTCAATACCGATTGATGGAAATATCAGAATATATTCGTACCAGAAACAGGCATTTAAAGATTTTGAGTGCGAAGCCGTATCGCCGGATAGCTGTTTAATCAAAGATTCCACAGCATTTACGATCGTCAATGATGAAAATATTTATAGACTTGTGAGAACTGCACGATGAAAGGAGAAAATGGTATGACAGAAGCGCAGAAAAAAGCAGTTGAGGTACAGAAAGAAATCGAAGAGGCTTGCATCCGGCATGGACTTAATCTTACTATCTTTGAAAATGGAATTGGATTTGTCGATCCTAAAGAGAATAAGATTGTCATGGTATGGAGACCTCAGTATAAACCAGAAACGCCATCGTTACATCCTATGGAGGAAAACACATCAGCAGATTTCAAACCAGCCACACAGAAACCGTCCGGCGGAAATATGTCCGCTTTCATATTTGGCGGTTCAAAGGGAAGTGGCAGATTTATGGGAAACAAAAGGAAACATACAGTCAGAGGAATGAAACGGAGGTAGGTTGATATGCCAAGTTTTAAATTAAAACCGGAGCACATAAAGATTATGACAGACCTTAATTTTAGAATCTCCATTTTAATAGATTCTAAGGATAGGTATAGACCGGCAATAGATGTTAAAAGACCATTCGGGAACAGCGGCCCCACAACGAATGTGTGTGAAATCATGGGATGGCACTGCGATGAAGAAAGTGGAGAATACGCTGCTGAGGATATTGAAAAAGCCGAAATGCTCATTATCGAGCTTCCGGTTGCTTTGCAGATCGTGATGCAAAACCACACATTTGAACCTGGAGAGTATGAAGTAGGGGAATATTCCTCGGCATACTTCAATTATGTTCACATTCGCAATTATCACGCATTAAAATCTCCTATCGCAGAAATAGAGGAAAAATATAAAGACTGCGATCAAATGGAAAGGTTACATGAAGTTTGTATGAATGTATCTGGCGATAACCCGTGGAAAGTGATTGACGATCTGAAATGGTTTGCCCAAACCGACTTTCTGGCAGATGCAATAGTGGTATTTGAAAAGCATCGAGACGAACAAATCCTTGATGAATGGCTGAAAACACATGACGGAGAGGATTATTGCAAATATTGTCCTGAAAACGCTGAATGTCCTCACGGAATGGCTTGTTATGGTGGAGAACCTATCGAGCCGCCTTGCTACGGAGCAGATATGAAAGAATTTCTTTACACGGACTCTATTATTGAGGATGCACTGGAGGAAAGATATGGCGAAGAATAACAAACTGATAAATTCCCTGAATGAAATCGCCAGAAGAAACCGTTCACAGAACGTTGCTACTGCGGCAGACCAGATGGTTCCACAGATATATGCTGCGATTGCCATAGCACTTCACAGAACCTATGGATTCGGATATAAGCGTATCAATGATGTGTTCGTAGAATCACAGCACATTTGGGAAAGCTATGCCGGGGACGGAGCCGGTATGGTAAAGAAGTGTGAGGAAGAAACCGGAGTGACGGTATGTAGCCCGGAAGAGGCACAGAGATTGATGGAGGTGCAGAATGGAATGTAACGGAAATTGTGGATCATGTGCTTGGCATGATAATTTTAATGGGACAACGGATTGGATATGCGCCAATGAGGAAAGTGATTGCTATGGAGCGGCCACATCCTGGGATGATTACTGCATTGACTACGAACCAAAAGACATATAATAACGAACTCAATTACATCATAAAATTTTAATTTTATCATTTAACAAGGAATGACTGCATTAAAATATCGGTTTCACCGATATTCTAATGCGTGGTTGTTCCTTTTTTGTTAAAATGATGGTGTCTTGGTATAGACGTTGGTGGATTATCCCTTTCTTGATATGGAGTAGTGAACGCTACTCCATATTGGTAAGCCCGGATAGCTCAACTGGCAGAGCATTTGATTTGTAATCAAAAGGTTGTGGGTTCGATTCCCACTCTCGGCTCTTGCCTCTTTCGAGAGGCCATGGGTTCCTCCATTATTGTAGGATAGGGCGGTGGCGAGCCGCCCAGTAATGTGTGGTGGCGCAGTTCGGTAGCGCATCTGACTTTTAATCAGACGGTCGTGGGTTCAAATCCCATCCACGCAACTATCCACATACAGAAAGGAGCAGCTATATTGGAAACGGAAAACGTATACTGCCCTGTATGTAAGGCGCGGGCAAACCGTGAAAAACTTCTTTTCAAGAAAGCACCCGGAGCATCCGGCACGATTTTTATAAACTGCCGTGGATGTAAGGAAGTAATAAAAATAGAATTAAGCAAAGAGCCTTTGAGCCGGTTAAGTCATAAGTAGACTTGATCGGTTCTTTTGTTTTATTCGGAAAGGGGAAACTTCATGTACGCAAGCAACCGTCCAACTCTCGGTAGACGAATGTTAATGACTGATGAGATGGAAATTACGAAAGACAATATCATATCGGTTGTATCTAAGGCGTTTATGGAACACCAGGAGAATGTGGCACAGGAAGTTTTTCTTTTTGAGTACGAGAAAGGCAATCAGCCAATTCTTAACCGTGAAAAGAAAATCAGACCGGATCTCAATGCCACAGTCGTAGAAAACAATGCTTCAAAAATTGTGGACGTGCATCTGGGATATTGTTTTTCCAACCCGATCACTTTCGTACAGAGAGCGAAGATAGAACCGACAAAGAAACAGAAGAAAGCCTTATTCGGATTTTTGAGAAAAAAGGATGAGGACGATGGAGAGAATATTGACGATTTGAAGATCGCCATGCTCAATAAAATGATGCAGGAGCAGAGCAAAGCGGCAAAAGATATTGCCCTTGGAAGAAACCTATTTATCTGTGGTGTCGGTTATCAAATGATGCTGCCGAACAGAAATCCAAGCCGCTATTCCCCATTTGAGCTTTTGGTTCCGAGTCCTCTGACAACATTCGTGGTGTATTCCAACGATGCGTACAGAGAGCCAGTTCTCGGATGCACTTACTCAATACATGACGATGGAACTATTACCCTTACGGCATACTCAGATAGATTCTGTTACACCATTGAGCATGAGCTTAATACAACAGATTATCATTTGAAAGAAAATATCACTCCGAACCCACTGAGAAGAATACCGGTCGTAGAGTTTGCACTGAACGACCGCATGGGTATCTTTGAAAAGGTTATTCCCCTCATGGATGCCATGAACCTTGTGGATTCAGACCGTATCAATGATATATTGCAGCACGTTCAGTCCTTACTCTGGATGCACAACTGCCAAGTAAATGAAGAGGGTAAGAAGAATCTCGTTGACGGCGATGGTGTCATTATGACAAAGAGCACTGGAGACGGCAAGGAAGCAAAGATTACCTACCTCAATCAGACATTGAATGAGAGTGAGGTACAGAAACTTGTGGATCATCTCAATTCCCAGTTGGAGCAGATTACTTCTACTCCGTCATGGCAGGAAGCAAGCGGCGGCTCTACCACAGGAGCAATGCAGCTATCCAATGGATGGCAGTGTTTGGAGATTTCCGCAAAGACCGTTGAGCAGTTATTCACGGAACCGGAAATGCAGATTATTGATTTGGCAATAGAGATAATCAAGGCAGATCAGAGACCGTATGACGGCCTGAAAGATATAGAGACGGCAGACGTTGAAATACGTTTCTGCAGAACCAAGACATACGATCTGGTATCAAAAACAAACTCCCTTGTGGCATTATTAAATGCCGGAGTAGACGGTCTCACTTCATTCAATACTGTTGGACTGTTTACAGATCCTCAGCAGGCATGGGTTGACAGTAAGACCATTATCGAGGGCATCCAGAAAAAACTTGCATCCAAGGAAGAGAAAACGCAGCAGCCGAACCCTAACGCCTATAAGGATGATGAGGGGAACGGCGGGGAGAACAACGAGGAAAAGGATAAGACAGAGGAATCAAAGCAGCCGAGCAAAACGGCAATGGTAGAAGAATAGGCGGTGTGAGATATGTATGATCCGGTACAATACTTTGATGAAATGAATATCCTCAAAGATGATAAGCTCCGCCGGATAAAAACCGCCAAGGAATTTATCAATGCCCTTGTTGATTTCTTCGCAGCACAGTTTATGAATCTTCTCTCCGGGATATTCCTTTACGAGAAGTCGAGTTCTGATTATGAAAATGAGCTTATGGATCTTTATTTTGCCATGGCTTCTGAATATCAGTACGAGACAGAGGTAAGAGAAAAGGCATACAGATTTGCAAAGTACATCCAGGAGGCAACCGAAAGAGCGGTAGCAAACGCCAACGGAAACGATGATTATAAAATATCTCGCATGACTGGTGGCATTATGAAAGAAGAGGATGTTCCAAAGAGTGTCAAGCGGATGTTCTCGGAAGTCAGAGCGACAGAGATTGCCTTAAATGAAACCAACTGGATATATAACTGGATCAATCATCAGAACCTTACCGAGAAACAGGACACACACACATGGGTAAGTATGAGAGATGAACGTGTCCGGGTAAGCCATTGGGAGGCTGACGGACAGACGGTTCCGATAAATGAGCCTTTTACCATCAATGGGTACAAAATGATGTTCCCACTTGATGATAGTATGGGCGCACCGATAGATGAAATAATCAACTGCCGGTGCGTGGAATTATAAATCAGGAGGTAGAACAAATGGCAACAGCAAGTAAAAAGGCAGCAGTAGGCAAGAAGAAAATGGACGATAAGAAGAAAGTAGCAGCATCCAAAAAGGAGACGGCGAAGAAATCTTCTGATAAGAAAGCGGCAGCTAAGAAGTCCACCGCAAAGAAAACTGCCACCAAGAAAACCACTGCCAAAAAGGCAGCAAAGAAAAACTAACTTCATACAGTTAGAGCCAGTGAGCCGGATGTGATGATAAATCGTGTCCGGCTCATTTTTCGGTTATTCAGGGAGAAATCCCTATCACATAACGGGTTAGAGAAAATCCTTACCAAACGCATACAACTATTGTCTTGCAGAGACGCAAGTAAAAAAACGCAGAAATTTATACGGAGAGAACCGTTCAAACGCAGGAGGTCAATTATGGCAGATGTAAACAGTACAGCAACTCAGAACCAGACACAGCAGCAGTCTCAGACAGAACCGCAGAAACAGCCTGCTACTCAGGTTTCCGGCACACAACAGCAGTCTCAGACAACCAAGCCAGAGGATAACAACAACGGAAATGAACTTACAGTTGAAAGCCTTATGGCGCAGCTTGCGCAGGAAAAGGCCAATAATGCCAAGTTAAAGTCTGACAATGACAAGTTATGCACATCCGAGGGCAATCTGAGAAAGCAGCTCAGAGCTAAGCAGACAGCCGAGGAACAGGAAGCGGAAGCAAAGGCAGAGCAGGCGGCACAGAGAGATGCCTATGTTAAGGAACTGGAAAAGTTTAAGTCGGTAACAGAATCATCGGAGCGTTACTTAGGTATGGGTATGCCTACCGAAATGGCAAAGGCAACAGCAACGGCAGAGTATGAGGGAAATATGGATGTCGTTACTGGGAACATCTCTAAGTTCATGGCAGAGAGGGATAAGCAGAAAGAATCTGAAATCCGTGCACAGTATTTAGCTCAGATGCCTACACCGCAGTCTGGAAACGTAGGTCAGGTTGACTATTCAGCACAGATCAAGCAGGCAATGGACGCAGGCGATACACAGGCCGCCGTTCTTGCAATATTAAATCAAAATGCCGCTAACAATCAGCAGGCATAACTTTTAAGGAGGTAATGAATTATGGCACAGGGCACAGCAACATCATTCGCTGTTCCTAATTTTAGCGGAATGTTATTCGCTAAAGGGCAGCAGGCAACACCGTTCTCTACTATGATTGGCGCAAGACCTCTTGTAACCAATCATGTAGAGTTTACTTGCGGTCAGGAGTACAACACAGAAACAGGCGAACAGCCTAGTATTTCTGAGACGGCATCCCTTACCGCTCCAAAGCCGGAAATTGTAACCAGAAGTCAGCTTACCAACGTAACTCAGATTTTCCAGAAGTCCGTAGCGATTTCTTATGGAAAACAGAGCAACATGGGTACACTGCAGGGTATCAACGTAGCAGGTCAGCAGGCAAATCCTATGGATGAACTTGCGTTCCAGGTATCTCGTAGAATGGCAAAGATCGCACAGGATATTGAGTACACTTTCATCAATGGTACTTACGCGAAAGCTACTACTGATGCAGAGGCAAACCAGACCAGAGGACTTCTGACTGCGATTACAACCAATATACTCGATCTCGCAAAGAAACCTCTTACCTACTGGCTTGTAGCAGAGGGATTAAAGTCCATTCACGATCAGGGAGCAAAGACAGACAATATCGTTCTCGGTGTAGATGCAACCACTATGTTGCAGCTCAACCTTGACGCTCAGCAGAACAACCTGACTATCGTTCCTCTCGGAAGAGAAGTAAACGGTATCAAGTTACAGACCGTAGTTACCCCTCTTGGAGAGGTGGCAGTCGCATTGTTCGATACCATGCCTGCCGGTACTGCCGTTCTGTTCGATCCGTCCATCATGGCTCCTGTTCATCAGATGGTTCCTGGTAAGGGTAATTTCTTCTTAGAGCAGCTTGCAAAGACAGGTGCAGGAGAAACTTATCAGATCTTCGGTCAGATCGGTCTGGATCACGGCCCTGAGTGGATGAGTGCGAAGTTCACTAATATTTCCACAGATCTTCCTAGCAAGATCACGGCAAGCGGTACAACAGGTACAGCGGGGGAATAACAGGTCATACCCTTAACGGTAGTTCCGAGGTAGTTGATTCTTCTGTTTCCACATCAACGGATGCGGTTTCAGAAGGGACGGCTACTGACAAGAAATACACAGAGGAAGAACTTAACGCTCTGACAGTAGCACAGATTAAGGCTATCGCAGCGGAACGTGGGTATGACATGAAAGAAACCGTAAAAGCAAAGCTGATCGCAGAGTTTTTAACTCAGCAAGGGTAAGAAAGTGAGGACGGATTATGGACGCTAAATTGTTGAAAGTCATTTTAGATGATGAAACTCTCACTGACGAACAGATTGCCGTCCTCCTTGTGAAAGCTCAGAAACAGGCTGCAAATCAACACTTTTGGGCGGATGATGATATTCCGACAGAGGCAGAGTTGGAGAGATTTTATAACCGGTACGAGTTTGAAATCTATGATTTGGCGAAAGCCATAAACTCTGACGATGCGAGGGGTGGACTTGTATCTCACACTGAACTTGGAGTTACCCGGAACTGGGGACAGACAGGTAAGAAAGATATTGAGTTGGCCTTGGCGAAGATCCCACCCAAAACCTATGTCGGTCTGTTAAGGAGGGATGGCAATGCCGAAGCTGAGACTTAAAGACCTCAGATTGAACCAAGTCCCTTTTTATTACCAGACCTATGACGGAACGGTGGATGAAGTGGACGAGGATGGCAACCTTACCGGGGAGAGCATACCGAAGTATTCAAATCCGGTTCGTGTGCTTGTGAGAGTAAGTCCGAACTCAGGAAATGCCGAGGACTCCCCATTTGGTAAAGATATTGTCTACGACAAGACCATATCAACCGTACAGAAATTGCCGATTGATGAATACTCAAAACTCTTCATAGATGTGGTTCCTATTCTCAACGAGGACGGTTCCACAGATACAGAACCGGATTATATATGTGTCTGCCCGAAACATGATTTGCAACAGAATCTATGGGCGATACGGAAGATTAAGGGGAATATCCATGCAGGACAAAATAACGATCAATCCCTTTGACCCGGACAGCATAGATGAGGCTATTAAGAAACTGGAAAAGCGGAAAGAGCGTATACACAAATGCGCAGAGAAACTTATACAGAGACTTACAGACCTCGGAGTTGAAAAGGCACAGGAGTTAGTTCCGGTTGATACCGGTACGGCAAGATCTTCCATTATCGGTTATCTGGATGAGGCAGAGGGAGTTGGAATCATAAGTGCTGGAGGGTACTGCAAGTACATTGAGTTTGGTACTGGTGTAAAGGGTAGGGACAGTTCCCACCCAAGCGAAGAGTACAAGGCAATAATGAACTGGGCGTACAATTCCGGGGCAACAATCTTTACCACGAAAGACGGCAGAGAGGGTTGGTATTATCCGGCTGATGATGGCACATGGCGATTTACAGAGGGTATGCCGTCAAGACCATTCATGTATGAGACGGCACAATATCTGAGGAAAGAAGCACAAAAAATAGCAAGCGAGGTATTCAAGGATGGTTAAGGACAATGTGAATTTGTATTTTACGAACCTCCTGAAAGACTTGCAGAAACAATACAGCAGTTTGAAAGGAGGACAGGTGTATAAAGCTACACCACCGTCATTCCCCTATATGTATTTCAAACAGATAGGCGGAGACGGAGCGTTATCCACACTTTCAAATACAGAGGACGGTATCAATCTTGGATTGGAAGTCAAATTCTATTCAAACAAATCCGCCTCAGAAGTGCGGAAGTTAGCAAATTCCGCAAGGGAATATATGGTAGGGATTGGATTTCATTGTGACTACTTCTCCCCTGTGGAGAATGTAAGCGATACTTCCATTTCACAATTCCTTACCCGATTCTCAAAACTGGAAACATGATTAACTCCATCGGCTAGGGTCGCTCCCGAAAAGCACTCGCCTGGTGTCTGCCGGTGGTTTTAATAAATTCAAGGCTTTACCTCTTAGGCAAAGGGAAACACAAGGAGGTAGAACGAAGATGGCAAAATGTACAAATGTGACATATCTCATGCACGAGAAAGCAGATGCTCCCGGAACATTTGAGAAGTTGATCGACATTACTGAGTACCCGGATCTCGGTGGAGAAAAGGAAAAACTCGATGTTACAACACTTTCCGATACGAAGAAAAGAACCATTAACGGTATCGAGGACACAGGGGATCTTGCTTTCAAAGCATGGTATGAGAAAGCTGATTACAAGAAACTCTTGGATCTGCAGGAAGCAGGAAAAGTTGATAAATACCAGTTATGGTTTGGAGAAGAGGGTGTTGACGGCAAATGGGAGTGGGCCGGTGTTATGGCAGTATATCCGACAAGCGGATCTTCCAACAATGCGAGAGAAATGTCATTCTCCATTACTGATGAGGGCGAAGAGGCTCTTCATTATGTAACAGCGTGAAAAAGTGAAACAGCGGCAGGGGAATAATCCTCTGCCGTACAAATAGGACAGATTAACGAAAGGACGGTTAATAAGTATGATTTTACAGACAGCGAATGGACCTAAAGAGATTAAAGTAGCAGATCTCGATTTTACAAACCTTATGTGTGATCTGGAAGATCACGATGTAGATGTAATGGGACTTCTGGATGATGATACCAGAGAGAACATGAAGATTTTTAAGACAATCAGAGCGATCATCGCAGTCCTTACCGGCACAAAGGATCTCACAAAAGCCGGAAAGATACTGAGCGAACATTTGAAGTACGGCGGTTCCATGGATGAAGTCATGGAAGCCTTTACGGAGGCAATGAAAACCGCGGGTTTTGGCGAGGAAGCCGAGGAACCTCCGAAGAGCGGAGGAAAGAAAACCAAGGCGGCAACAGAGTAGAGGAAATAGATCTCAGTAAATACAAAACATTTACAGAGATTATCAATAAAGTTTGGCTTCCCAACGCTCTCCTTTATGGAGTTTCCTATGAGACCTTTTGGACATTAAACCCTACGAAATTAGAGCCATTCCAAAAGAAGAGAGAAATGGAAGCGAAAGAACAGGCCACAGCCTTAGATACGTTGGCGTGGTCCGTTGGTTCGTATGTCGTAGATGCCATGGCAATCTTCCTTGGCAGAAATGCTCCGGCATACCCAAGCCAACCAAGAAGCATGAACAGCACAGAGGACGCACCGCCGGGAGCAAAAATGACGGATGCAGACAGATTCGCTGCCTTTGCCGCAGAACATAATAAGCGATTGAGACAGCGAAGAGAAAAGTAGCTGATTACATGGGGATAGGTTGACGAACCGAAACAGCGCAAGTCCGGCGCAGTTCCCCATGTTTTCTTATTTTACGGACAAACAATACCACCCACGGACAGGGTTTTACGAAGTGAGGTGGCAAAATGCCTGATAACAGAGTAGATAGCATTTTATTGGAAATAGAAGCCACCACTGATAAGGCAGACGGTGGTATTGATAAAGTAACAAAAGCTCTTACCTCAATGAAGAAAATCACTGAGGGATTAGATACAGAAAAGTTAAAACAGATTCTTGATGTAATGCGTGGTTTCTCCGGCGTTGGAGATGATCTTAAAAATGCCGGAAGTGGTATGAGAAGCATTGCATCATCCATTAAGTCTCTGTCAGGAGTTGATACGGCGAAATTAAAAGAGGTTGCGGCTACTGTAAAGGAAGTCAGCACAGCACTTGGAAACCTCGGATCGAATAATCGCGTCAGCATCAGAATTGATTCTGAGGGGGCACAGAGACGTGTACAGCCTTTGGAGAACGGTCAGCAAGCAGCGGCAGCCACAGAAAGCGTTGCGACTGCATCAGAAGAGGCACAGGCAGCAATGAACGGTGCCGCATCAGCGGCAAGTCAGTTGGCACAAGAGGAAAGCAACCTCGGAACTGCCGGACAAAGCGCAGCAGCCGGACAGACAAACTTAAACGAAAGTCTCAATCAGGCAAACACAAATCCGGCTAATAGACGTATCCAGGAACTCATAGACCAGATCAATAAGTACAAAGCCACTGTCAGCGGTATGGAGAGTGGAAAGATACGGTTTGATACCGGTCAGTATGAGGAAGCTGTGAATGGTCTCAGACAGGCACAGGAACAGTTTAAGCAGTTCAAGGAAACGGTTTCACAGTCTCCTAAAAATATGGAGGATGTGGCAAAGTCCATTAAGTCCATAGGGGATGCAGCACAGAAATGTGGACTTGGAACCTTTTCTTCTATATTAAGTGGAATTGCATCAATTCTTCCGGCCATTGAAACTGGGGGCATGGCGGCAAATGCCGGATTCCAGTCTATGGCGGTAGGCCTTGAAGCCGTTCAGGCGGCGATACCGATTATTGGTATTATCCTGACAATCCTTACTGCAATCATCAATGCGGTAAGGCAAGTGGCAAATGCCGTAAAGAACGAGACACAAAAAATCATTTCTGCCGTGAAAACGGTAGTGAACAAAATCCGTTCTGGGATTGCTGCAATTATAAATAAATTCAAGGAACTCAAAAAAAGAGTGAGAGAGAGCCTTGGATTTTCAGAAAAACAATCTGGTGCATTTGCAAAGAAACTCGGCTCAATCATCCGACTTGGAACGTTCATGTTATTACGTTCAATGTTTACACACCTATTTGAACTCGTAAAAACAGGATTCGATAACCTTGTTATTTATTCAAAAAGAGCCGGAACAGAGTTTCACAAAAACGTAAATCTGCTCTACAACGATTTGCGACAGCTTGGAGCATCACTGACAACTGCATTTGAGCCAATACTGAATGTAGTTACTCCGATTCTGGATTATCTGATTCAGAAGCTCGTTGCAGCAACAAACGCATTGGCACAGTTCTTCTCAGCACTCACAGGTAAGAAGTTCTATACCAAGGCAATAAAACAGAATAAAGATTATACAGATTCCTTAAATGGTGCTGCAAAGGCGGCAAAGAACCTTACCACCGGCATAGATGAGCTTAACATCCTAAGTGATGATAAAAGCGGCAGTGGAAGCAACAGCGGAGCCGATGGAAGCGGTTATGAAACAGACGAGATTGCGGATAAGTACAAAAATCTTGCACAGATGATTAAGGATGCTTGGGATGAAGCTGATTTCTACGATGTAGGAAGAATGTTCGGGGAGAAACTGAAAGAAGCCCTCGATAACATTCAGTGGGACGGCATCAAAGCATCTCTGAGAAAGATTGCGAAGTGCATTGCGACATTCCTGAATGGTTTCCTTGAAACTCCTGGATTGTTCACATCAATAGGTGTGACAATAGCGCAAGCTATTAACTCTGCATTTGAGTTCGTTGATTCATTTGTAGAAAACTTCCATTGGAGCAGTCTCGGAACGGCAATAGCAGATCTTATAATTGGTGCATTAGATACTCTTGACTGGACTCTGATAAATAAAACCGCAAAGGGACTTGCACAGGGTATCGTAGATGCAATCAACGCTGCCCTGCAGACAGAAGATCTCTGGAAGAAAATTGGAACAGCAATTTCCAATGCAATAAACTCAGCGATTCTATTTGCAAAGACATTCGTTACCGGATTGGATTGGGCTTCACTCGGAACCGCAATCGGCAATTTGCTTGGCAATGCAATAGCCGGAATTGATTATGTTGGCATTGGAGAAACATTCGCCGGTTTTGTAAATGGTGTATTTACTGCCGTACTGAATTTCTCAAAGACTTTCCCATGGAAAGATATTGCTACGAACTTTGCAAACGGTGTCAACACAGCACTGAAAAAACTCGATTGGAATACCATCAAAGATGGTTTCGATACTTTCTGTGAGGGACTTGGAACAAATATAAATACAGCAATTACGGAGATCGACTGGAATCTTGTAGGCACAACGCTTGGCAACAGCATCAAGACACTTTTCAGCGGTCTTGGAAAATTCCTTGCGAAGATAGATTTCAAGAAAATCGGAAGTGACTTTGCGAGTGCGATAAACAAGGCAGTTAAGACTATCGACTGGAAAGAAGCCGGTGGCACAATCAATTCCCTTATATCTGGTGTATGCACACTGATTAACACTTTGATAGATGAGGTGGATTGGTACGAACTTCTAAAGGGCGTAGGAACGGCAATGTCCGAGATTGACTGGGACACAATACTCAAAACAGTCTTTAAGGTATTTGCAGCCAAGTGGACATTCAAGAATATGTTCAAATGGGTATCATGGACCGCCATTTGGAATGAGCTGAAAACAAGCGTTGTTGAGGGAATATCAAAGAAGTTCGGAATTGGATCTGATGATGGAGAAATAAATACTGTCGGAGAGAAAATAGTCAGTGGCTTGCTGGGTGGAATATCTAAATCCCTTTTGCCAGCACCATTGCAGACAGCGTTGAGTTGTTTCGGAAATGTGACAGATGTTGTCAAAGGAATATTCGGCATAGGTGGTTCATCCGATTCAACCGTATTCAGCACACTTGGAAGTAATCTTGTCACTGCTTTCAATGGAGGCATCGGAAAGAAATTCTCAGACTGCCAAGCAAAAGTTACGGAATGGGCCGGAAAGGTCAATGACTGGTTCTCAGGTACGAGCTTTGGAAAGATTTGCAAAGAGACTTGGGAAACCCACGGTCAGAATATCATAACCGGTTTTAAGGACAAGATAGGAAATACTTATACCACCACGAAAGACAACATCACGACTTGGGCTACTAAGGCCAAAGAGTGGTTCAACAATTCATCATTTGGTGGGGTCAACATGGAAACATGGACCGGATATGCAAATGACATTATCTCCGGTTTCAAGACAAAAGTGGGAAATGCCTATACGCAGACAAAGGACAACATTACCACATGGGCCTCAAAGGCAAAGGAATGGTTTAATAGTTCTTCATTCGGCGGAGTGAATAACGGTACATGGACCACCTACGCAAATGATATTATCACTGGTTTCAAAACAAAGGTGGGTAACACATACACCACAACAAAAGATAATATCACAACCTGGGCGAGCAAAGTTAAGGAATGGTATACGAGCAGTGGTTTTGGAAACATCAATAGCAACACTTGGCAGACCTACGCAAACAATATCATTTCCGGTTTCCGGGAAAAGGTTGGAAACACCTATACCACCACAAAGAACAACATTACTACTTGGGCGAGTAGCCTGAAAGATTGGTTTTCTGGATCTTCATTCGGAAATATCAACAATGCCACATGGACCACTTATGCAGGAAATATCATAACTGGTTTCAGGAACAAAATAGGACTGTCGTACACAGATACGAAAAGCAATATCACAACATGGGCTTCTAACCTCAAAACGTGGTTCTCTGATAGTGGTTTTGGAGGCATCAATAGTTCTAAGTGGAGTACCTATGCAGAGAATATTATTTCCGGCTTCAAAACGAAAATCGGAAACAGTTATACGACTTGTAAGAGCAACGTTACCACATGGGCCTCAAATGTAAAAACGTGGTTCACAAGTACCTGTTCTTATGACAAGTGGTATGACATTGCAAAAAACGTGGTAGATGGTTTCAAGAACGGTATAGGAAATCTGTACACCACCTGTAAGAACAACATCGAATCATGGGGCAGCAGCATTATTTCATGGTTCAAAGATAAGCTGGATATTAACTCTCCGTCCAGAGTATTCAAACAGTTAGGTGCGTATTCCGTAGAGGGATATAACATCGGTGTGGAGAAAGAGGGAGAGAAAACAAAAGGAATTGTCACTTCCTGGGCGGACTCATTCACTGATATGGACGTGAACCTCGGAACACGTTTGAAAATCAATGATAGCACATTGAAAGAGTATAGCAACAACTATGGAAGTGATTTCACGAATGAAGCAATCGTACAGCGTGTGACAAGGGAGGTATCTACAAACGGAGCTGTGCAGGCAACGCTTAATTCCGGCGGAGGTCTGAAAGAAGCTATCAAAGAGGCTCTGGATGATCTGGGAATAACAACCGCCGTGAGTGAGATTTCAAAGAACACCAAGACACAGGCTGATAAGAAAGAACAGACGATTGTTGAAATCGGTGGAAAGACAGTTACGGATGCAGTAACCACACAGCGCAATGCCAACGGTTACAGCTTCCAAGGAGCGTAAAGGAGGGATATGGAATGGCTTATATATCAGTAAATGGTTATGACTTTCCCCCTCCTAAACGTGGGGCAAAGCCAACTGTATCTACAATGGTGGATGCCGGAAGAAATGCCAACGGTACGGTCGTAGGACAGAGAGTTGGGCGAGATCAGTACAAACTCGACACTTTGGAATGGCCGTGGCTGACGGCAGCGGAGTGGAGCCGGATGCTAACGGTGTTGAGTGCGTTTTTCGTATATGTCACTTTCCCGGATCCGGTCACTATGAAAAAAATAACAATAAAGATGTACCCCGGAGATAGGACGGCAGAACCATATTGGATTGATACAGACGGAAATCCAATTACCTATCAGAGTTGCAAAGTAAACCTTATTGATTGTGGAGAGTGATGGTGTATGCAGAAAGTATCAAATGAATACAAGGCAAGCATGAAAAGCTCTCTGAGAGAGCGGTCATACATGATGATTTCATTCGGTCTGGTAAATCAGGAGGCACAGGCCAACGCAACTGTCATGGGAAATAATTTTGCCTATTACTCAAAGCAGACCGGCTTATTCGGTCAGCGAAAAGAGGACACTGTATATGCCACACTCGAACATGATTTCACAAAGGTTGACGGATCCATGTATTTTCTTCCAAGAGAGAATACATCCGGCAACTACTACGACACAGGTTTGATAAGCAAGCCTCTGATTCCGAAAAGTGGATATGAGCTACTTATCGAACTGAATGTTGTGGCAACAGACATTAAAGGCCTGACTATCAATTTTGGAGAGGTTTACCCTACACGTTTTGATATTTTGACAAGTAGCGGTCAGCGAATAGAGATTACAGACAATGATATGTCAGAGTTCAGCACAGAACAGGTGTTAGAGAATACCACCTATATCAAATTCATCTTCTATGAGATGAAAAATCCATATTCCAGACTGAGGATATATTCAATCCAGTTAGGTTACGGTCTTGTGTACTACAACGAGGATATTATGGATTCTAAATTAGACAGTTACATATCCCCGATTTGCGAGGATGTTCCACAGATAGATTTCATGGTTAAATTGCAGAACTACGATCAGTATTTCAATGTTGACAATCCGAACTCTGCAATCAACTTTTTGGAGACCGGGCAGGAGATGTATGTCTGGTATGGCTATCAGTTGCCGAACTCAGACACCATCGAATGGATAAGAGGCGCAAAGCTACAGTGTAGCGCATGGGAAAGTGATGATTACTCCGCAACGATACGATGCCAGGATCTCTTCCGAAACATGGATGAGGAATATTACAAGGGGTGTTATGCTCCGGCAGGAATCACATATTATCATGCGGCAGAACTGATATTCCAAGACGCAGGAATTACAGAGTATTACATTGACCCATACCTCAAAAAGTCAAAAACCAAAAACCCGATACCAAGGGTAAAACACAAAGAGGCATTACAGATTATTGCCAATGCCTGCAGATGCGTACTATCGCAGAACCGGTACGGCAGACCACAGATAAAATCATCATTCGCTCCTGAGTACGACATAACGTGCAACGGAGAGACAGAGTATTCCCATGTGCGGAATATTAAGAGTGAAGTGGCAAAACAGGAATACGCTTCATTCTCTCATAATTACACAACCGTAACTGCGGATATGTATTATCTGCCGGAGAACCAAAGCAAGGCAGATAAATACACAGGATATATTTCATTGCAGCAGTCTGGGAAAGATTGTCTGTTTGAACAAAATCCGATTATTTATATCACGCAGGAAACCGCCTGTATGTACTATGGTTTGCAACTGATGTTCGGATCTTCACTGCCGGACGGCATCATATTCAGAACTTTCAATGATGGGGCAAAGGTTGATGAGTACGAGGTAACGACAGACATTACCAAGAAATTGATTGTCAGACACGATTTTGATGATTTTGACTTGATGGAGATTGAGTTCACTAAGACGAAAGAACCATTCAATCGAATTGTTGTAGATTACTTCTCATTTGGCGATATAACGGATTTTACAATGGAACGGCAGGACATGACCTCTTCTCCGAAATCAATCAAACAGGAGCTTGTTAAGGCGGTCAGAGTGCCGTGCTATTCATATCAGAAAGGCACAGCCGAAGAAACGCTCATAAGCGAAGAAACGGAAGTAGCCAAAGGAGATGTGCAGACATATTACCTTGGAGATCCGACTTATGACTGCCGGGCAACATTCAATGGGTCAACATCCAACGTAAGCATCATTGAACGTGGAGATTACTATGTAATGGTTAAGTTTCTGATTACTGGCAAGTACCAGTTTGAAATTATAGGACACAGATACAACATTGTTGAGCAGTATGCCACAAAAACACTTAATAGCAGAGGAAAGACCATCACATGGAAAAATCCTCTCGTAAGCGATATGGAAACAGCAAATCACTTGGCAGACTGGCTAGGAGATTACTATAACGCCGGTATTGAGTATGAGTACAATACCCGTGGCAATCCAGAGATAGACGCAAACGATATTGTGTATCAGGAAAATGCGTACCGTCCCGGATTAAAAGTAAATATCTACCGCCATGTTGTGAACTTCTCACAGAGCTTGTCTGGAAAGGTAATTGCCCGTAGGGTATCAGAAAAATAACGGAAGAAAGGAAGAGGAAAATGGATGGCTATTAAATCTGTTAAAGCTATCGTAAACGGTGTAACTACCACACTCACATACGACAGCACATCAAAGACTTACAAAGCAACACTGACTGCTCCGGCAAAATCCTCATACAATCAGTCAGGACATTATTACGGAGTGCAGATCATCGCCACAGATGAGGCAGGCAACAGCACATCGGTAAATCAATCCGATGCAACTCTCGGAAGCAAACTGAGACTTACCGTTAAAGAGAAAACAGCACCAGTTATCACAATCTCAGCACCTACGGCATCACAGTTACTTACGAGCAACCAGCCTACGATCACGTTCACGGTTACGGACGATGATTCTGGTGTGAATCCAGACACAATTAAGCTGCTCATTGATGGATCTGAAATATCCGGTGTTACAAAGACAAAAACATCATCCGGCTATTCGTGCAGTTATAAACCTACGGCGGCACTGGCAGATGGCGCACATACCGTAGTTGTCAAAGCTACAGACTATGACGGCAATGCTGCTACTCAGAAGAGTGTTTCATTCAAGATTGATACCGTTCCACCTGAGTTATCAGTTACAAGCCCGGTAGACAAGCTCATCACAAACAAGACAACTGTTACGGTTTCTGGAACAACAAACGATGCCACATCCAGTCCGGTTACACTGACAATCAATGGCAGCGCAGTGACCGTATATGACGATGGTACATTCTCAAAGGATATTACCTTAAAGGATGGCTCCAATACAATTACTATCGTGGCGAAAGATGGAGCTGGAAGAACAACCACAGTCAAAAGAACAGTTACTCTCGATACTAAAGCACCAGTTATCTCAGATGTTTCATTGACTCCGAACCCGGCAGATGTTGGGGCAACCTATGTAATCTCTGTATCGGTAACAGATTAGGTGGTGGCATGGCAGCTAACATATTAGTAAGAGATGTGTCGATAACTCCGAACCCGGTGCAGACAAAAGGGAAATACACCATTTCTGTATCTGTTGAAGAACTAAAAGGGTTCGCATTTGTCGGCAGCTATGTTGGCTCCTATGTCAATATATCGGATAAGGAAATTCCTGATAAGTTACCACTGTCATACGTTGGCAGATACACGCAAGGATAGGAGGCGAGGAAGATGGCAGACATAGCAAAGGTTACTGGAACACTTGATGATGCAGAACTGAATTTCTCTCACTCCGTTGGAACGGTATACAAAGCCACAGCAAGCATTGATGGGTCTGAGAAAGACCATGTGGCAGTGGTAACAGCTACCGATTCTGCCGGGAACAGTACAACGGAAACAATGGTTGTTTCTATTTCCGGTTCATGGACTACACCAAAAACTGATTGGTATGGCTATACGGATGGAGACGGTATCTATCATGGCGATCGTTTCAACACAGAAGATTTCAACCGCATCAAAAACAATCTTGCCTACCTTAGAGAAATAGCAGTTGCAATGTATCAGGAGTTCTCTATCAACGATCTTGGAGACGATAGGAGCAAAGACCAATATTTTTATGCAGATGAGATAAACCAGTTGGAGGAAAATATTTCACTTATCGCCGCAAACACATTCAAACCGGATGTTGGAGAAGCACCTTTGTACACGGCAAACGGAAAGATATTCGACTACAACGAACTCAATCGTATCGAAAGCCTGATTTTAGATTTATTTAATCAGCTATTAAACCAATATAGAGGGCGGCAGATGCTTACCTTTAATTTTGGGATAAGGAGGGAGGTGTTCTAAGTGGCGTGGGAACGATTAAAGACAGACTATAAGGATGCCGTATGGTCCGGCTTGCGGAAGTTCATTCCTATTGATAATGGAGACGGAAGTTATTCCGTAAAAGATGTAACCCAGTACACGGTATATGATGAGTCGTTTTTCGGTGCGCTTGACGCAAACCGTATCAACACTGCGGTCAATGCGATCATGGCAGCATTGGAAAATGGAACAGATTTGTATGAGGTATTCACAGAGTTTTTCGAGAATCAGAAAGAAGAGTTCAATAAACAGGCAAATTTGGATCTCGATACATTCAATGTTTTCCTTGACAATCTGCAGGCAACGGCAAATGCGGATGTGGTGCAGTTAAAAAAGGACTACACAGCAGAAATGACGGCATTTGAGAACAATCAGGAAACTTTGTTTAATCAATGGTTCGCAATGATAAAAGATCAGTTGTCAGCGGATGCGGCCGGAAAATTGCAGAATGAAATTAACGATGTGGAAACCCACATTAGAAACCTTGCAGTGAAGATACATTTCAACGATACCGTTGGAACCGCTGCTGCAATAACTGTACAAAATGTAACATCCGGTAACAAATACATCGTTACAGATTTTACTCAGCCGTTATACCTGACTGAGGCCGGAGAATACACCATAAGCATTGCGAATGATAACTACATGATCGCACCAAAGACATTCTCAATCAGCAATGCAGATCTTATGACACATAAGACTTTCAGAATCATGGACGGAAATGGTTTGGCATTTGTGGACGGATTTGTTGGAAGCTATGTAAATAAATAACGGAGGTAGACAAAATGAGAGATTTCCCTAAGAGACTTGCAACCGCCGAGGACATTAGAAATTGTAAATCCTTGGTGGATGATGGCGCATTTGCAGCAAAAGATCTGTTGGAAGCCATCGAAGATCTTGAAAGTATGAATTATCTTCATTGCCCGATTCTTGCGGTAGGAGAGGATAAGAAAACTGTTACCATTAACTATTGTGCTGAGGCAAAAGCAAATACAAAGGCGATTGTCGGAAATAAGACGGTAACAATCACAAATGTAACACACGAGGAGGGCGAACCGGATGAGATTACGGGAGAGAAACAGTTGGAAACGACCGTTATCTCCACATCCGCTATGGTATCTGTGGATGCAACAGAAATCGCAGTTACCGCACCATACACCATTTACGAAAGTCTCGGCATGACAGCCGAAGAACTGAATCAGATTAAGGAGGAATTGGCTAATGAGTAAATTCTACGGTTATGATGAAGCAATGGAAAATGACATTGCGAAGATAACCACCCCGAAACTTGCGCTTATGTCCGATGTTGTTGCATCTGACAAGAAGTTTATTCGCATGGAGAACGGTTCCCTTACTGTTATCACAGGAGTTCTGATTGCGGTAGGTAATTCTGTTTTTAAGACAGAAAAAACCACTCTTACAGCGAGCAACTTGGACGGAACAGCAACTAAGTTTGAGGTGGGAAAGGACTACTGCATTTATATCTGTGATCCTACCGGTGGAGATGCCACAAACTTTGCCGCAGAACAGTATCGTATTTCCCTTAATACGACATATCCAAACGGTTATACGGCAGTTACATCAAGAAAAATCGGCGGTTTCCATTACGGCGTAGTCAGAAAAACAAATAGTTCCGGTATTCCAATCAGCGCATCAGGCGCAGCATTAGGAAGTGGATGGGAAACAAACGTAGCGGAGGGCATTGTACCTAATTCCGTTTGGACTCTTCTCCACAGACCTACTTGCGATCCTACCGGAATGGTATTCATAGGACCGTTCTGGGGCGATATTTACCTTTCATCCGATAACGGAGCCAGTGGTTTGCAGAGCAAAAAGGGTGTTGTGCCGATTACTGGAACAGAGGGATTGAACTGGTATATTGCCAATGAGAGAGCTATGAGAGTAGGGAAAAGACTTCCTACCTACGCTGAGTTCTGTAAGGGCGCATACGGATCTCCGCAGGGAGAGGATGGCAACAACACTTACGCATGGTCTGCGACCTCGAATACAGCAAGAACCACTTGCGGAAATGTTAAGAACGCTGTTTCTGCAACGAACGTTCGAGACCTCGTAGGAAATGTATGGAAGTGGTTGGATGAGTTTATCCATGATCCGACAGGCTCATCTTGGAATTGGTATGACGTTATGAGCGGTCAGAAAGTTGGCCAGCTTTACATGGCCAACAGCACTGGCTTGCACGCGCTCCTTGGCGGTGGCCACTGGGGCAACGGGGTTCACGCTGGCTCGCGGACTGTGGCTTGCTCCCCTGCTCCGTGGGGCGTGGTCGCGGTCGTTGGCGTGTGGTGCGTCTGTGACTCGCTGTAAGCTGATGGGGACCGGCGAAAGCCGAGTCCCTTGCAGTTGAAAGGTTGGGTGTAATGGCATACGAAAGCAAATATGAAAATCCCTCCACTCTGAAAATGGACTACGTTCATACAGAGGCACACCAGATGGCATATGATCTCTCAGTATATCTCCACAGAAAAGTAAGGGATATGCCACATTACGAGAAATTCACTCTGCAAAAGGATATACGAGAAAGCATAGACGGAATCATGGATGAGATAGAAGCATACGAGAAATCAAAAACAATCAGCCACCTTTATGCAGCCGACAGGCTGAAAGGAAAACTGGTTCGGAAAATCCGAATGTCGCACGATCTTAAATATTCCGCAATGAATGACAGAGTATACGAATATTGTGCAACACAGATCGGTATTCTCGGTGCGTATATCGGAGGGTTAATAAACAAGGCACAAAAGGAAAAGAAATCAAAATAAGCAACTATCTTGGGGTAGCTGTTAATTCGCACTGTCGCTCCGTGGCTTGCACGCGCTCATTGGCGGTGGCCACTGGGGCAACGGGGTTCACGCTGGCTCGCGGACTGTGGCTTGCTCCCCTTATCCGTGGAGCGTGGTCACGGTCGTTGGCGTGTGGTGCGTCTG